GATGAAATTATATTAATGGAATATATAGGTAGGAAAGATGTGAATGGTATTGAGATATACGAGGGAGATATTATTGAGTTTCCTGCCGATGAAATTCTTAGCGTTGTTAGATATGACGAAGAAAGAAATGCGTTTGTTTTAGATGATTATGGTGTCAAAGGTGCTGTTATGGAGTACGGATGGGACGAAGATGCAGGTGAATTTGGAATTGTAGATACAAATGGATTTGATGATTTTTATAGTATTGATGGCATTAGAGTTGTTGGAAATATCTATGAGAATAAAGATTTGATTACAAGATAAAATAAATCTTTGGTTAGGAGGAATTATAATGAAAAGAAAAATTTTAGCAATTTTATGTTGTTGCTTGCTTGCCTTTTCGGTAGCAGGTTGTTCAAGTCCAGTAAGTTATCAGGAAGCAACAAACACGGCAGATTCCGATACTTCAGTGGCAAATGGATATTTCACTTTGATAACAAAATGGAACGATGGCTATTGTATATATAAGATTGTATATGCAAATGACACTAAAGTAAAATATTTAATTGCTTATAACACATCGCCGCAACAAGGAGCATATGGAATTACACCTTTATATAATGTTGATGGTTCGCTGCAAATATATGAATAAAAACAAAGTTTGATGGAGGTATTATGAAATTTTTATTATGGGAAATTAAAATAGAGCCACATAGATTAGCAAAAGTACAATGGATTTTATTTAAACTGTTTGACATAAAGCCAAAGAAAGATGCTTGTGGCAGCACAAGGTCAGCGAGAGGGCATTACTGTCGTCAGCCTTCTGATTTAGAACATTGCGAGGTTATTCAGTCCGGCAAAATATATAGAGTTGTCTGTAAGTGTTGTGGGCATTGTCATATAAGTAGTAATGAATACCTCGATCCTAACGATGACAGTCAGTGGCTGAGTTTTTAAGTAAATAAAATAACACTTTGATGAGGTGAGATATGACAGTATACGCAGTCGAAAAATTTTATGTAAATGATGAAATTAAATATCAGATACTTCCTTATAATCTATGGGGTACTGCAAAAATATATTTAAAATATTGTAAACACGGATTGTTCTTGTTATTAAAATTCTTGGCTATTTGCAGATTAACAGAAAAGAGTGCAATGAAATTGCAAAAGAAGATGAGTAATAAAAGCAGCATTTGATGAGGTGAGAATATGAAATTAATTGAAATATGGAAACGATTAGGTAAACAACCTTTGAGAATTACACAACATAAAAATGCTATTGTGTTTGTAGATGATAAAGAATATGAAATTTCTGGAATCAGATATGACAGTGGTAAGCTTATAGGCTTTGAAACAAAACCTCTACCACAGTGGTTTAGTGAAATGATAAAGCCAGAAGTACATAAACGTGTAATCGTAAGAGACGAAGAAGGAAAAGAATATAGAAATCATGAATGGGTAGGTCATGCTTGGTATAGCTTTTCTGGTTGTGACGGTTGGCGAACAGATGTTGATGTTGTTAGTTGGAGATATCAATAAAAACAGAATTTGATAAGGAGTGCGTAAGAATGATTGTTATAGAAACTTGTCCTAAGTGTGGACATGATTTATTTGATTCAGTAATTTGCACAAACCCACCTATCCCAAAGAAGGAATGTCATAATTGTGGTTGGAGTTGGGAAGGACAGAGAGAAGAAGAGATTGTAAGAGTTCCTTTTAATGAAAACAATACTACATCAATAATTGAGCCATTACAACCAGTGTTGGATGAATGGGGATTAAGAAGTTTAGACATAGACCTTAAATTGATGTGGAACAAAATTAATGAAATTGTTGGTTACATCAATCAATAAAACCAGAGTTTGATCAAGAAAAGAGGTGTAGAAATGGGTTATACGATTTTTGGGAAAGTTGATACATTAGAAGAATTTGAAAAACTAAAGAGTAAAAAAGAACCTGAATTTACAATAAAAGTAGAACCTTTTTCTTGGAATGATAATTTTTCTGAAATAGCATTAGAAGATTTTTCAATGATACAAAAAGATTTATCATATTGTACTTGTCAGAGTATTGGTATGGCATTAGCTAAGTTGAAATTATTAGAAAAACAAGGTTGTAAAGTGAAAGAGGAAGATTATGACGATTGAAGATATTAGAGAATTTAGAGAGAACGCAATTTCTATATTAAAAAAGAATAGTCAATATGCAACAGCAAATGCAGTAGAGCAAGCATTTAGTGCGATGATTTGTCTTAGTCAATATGTTTGGGAACGAGATGTTGCTATATCACAACTTGAAGAACTTGGTCTTAGTTTTGGTCAGAAAATTGATGGTGTTTATATAACTAAAGAAGAGTATGAAAAGTTGCTTGAATATAAGTATATGTATGAAGATCTGTGTAAATAGAATCTTGGTTTGATGAAAGGAGAAAATAAAAAAATGAAAGTATATTTAGTAAGAGCAAGTGAATGGGAAACAGATGTAGATTGCGTATGTGCAACAGAGGAACTCGCAAAAAGAGAATGTGAAAGATTAGCTCGTGAGTATGGTATCGAAGACGATGATTATGACGATTATATTCAGTACACAGAAATGAAATTAATTGAAGAGTAAATCAAAGAAATGTTTGATAAGGAGATTTATATGGAAAATATTCAAATTGGAAATGGAATAGCAATATCCATAACAGAAAGCGAAGTATTTATCAATGGTATAAAGATGCCACCATGTCCTGCACAAGGTCACAATTCTGCCATTATTGATGACAAAGTTTATTTAAATGGATATGAATTAGTTAACGGAGAATGGAAAAGGACGTTAAAATCATTGTGGTATAAATGGTTTTAACAATTTGATAGGCGGTGAAAGAATGAAATGTTTAGCAGATAAAAAGACTTGTTTAGGATATAAGGATGGTAAATGTATCAGTATAGAAAGCTGTATGCACAAAGATAACAAACTTAATAATAAAGAAAAAATTATTAAAAAAATTGAAGAAAATTTTGACGACATGACAAGTGCATTAATTTCCGGTGGTGGAATTGAACTAATTTCATTGTTTCGTGATTATACAGATGAAACGATTAAAATCATTGAAGAAGAATTAAAAGACGAAGGATAAATAAACTTCGTTTTATAAATAAAAATAACAACAAGGAGACTAGATTATGGAGACAATTAAAATTAAAAAATTAAATGAAAATGCTATTATCCCAACAAGAGGTAGTGAACAAGCAGCCGGATATGACTTATATGCTTGTACCAATTCACCTATTGTTATTACACCGCATGAAACAATTAAAGTTGGAACGGGATTAGCAATTGAGATCCCAAATGGATATTTTGGAGCTATCTTTGCAAGAAGTGGTTTAGCTACAAAACAAGGATTAAGACCATCAAACTGCGTAGGCGTTTGCGACAGTGATTACAGAGGAGAATATATTGTGGCCTTACATAATGACACAGATATTCCACAGACGATTAATCCGATGGAACGTATTGCACAATTAGTTGTTATGCCGTTTTTAGAAGTGAACTTTGAAGAAGTTGATGAATTAGATGATACCAAACGTGGAGATGGTGGTTTTGGTAGTACTGGAACAAATTAAGAGGTGATAATATTGGAAGTTTATGAAAAATTAAATATACCTATATATCAAAAATTAAACTTGACCATTGAAGAAGCTATTGCATATTCAAACATTGGTGAAAATACTTTGCGTGAAGAATTGGCAAAACCATATTGTCCATTTGTTTTAAAAATTGGAAATCGAAGATTAATTAAACGTAAAGAGTTCGAAGAGTGGAATAGCAATCAATGTAAAATAAAATAACAAATTTACTAAAGGATTTCGAAGTGTTATAATAAAAACATAGTCGAGATCCTTTTCCCTTAAGAAAGGAGCGTTAAAAATGGGAAAGGATTTAAAAGGAAAAGAACTTGGCGAATTTCTAACACAAAGAAAAAACGGTTCTTATATGGCGAGATTCACAGACCGTTTTGGCAAAAGAAAATGCTTTTATTCCACAAATTTAAAAGAGGCTAAAGCTTGGTTACATGAAGCATTGCACGAAGACAAAAACAAACTTAATATTGCAGATGATACCATTACTTTAAACGAGTGGTTTGATAAATGGCTTACTATCCATAAATATAAAACCATATGCTTGAATACCAAACGTCACTATATTCACGTATTTAAAACACATATTTCTCCCATATTGGGTATGAAAAAATTATGTGATATTAATCAACTTATGGTACGTGATTTAATTAATAAGTTGGACGAAAAAGGATATCAATATGAAACAAAAAGTAAGGTTAAAATTCTTCTTGTAGACATGTTTGACAAAGCAATCACTGATGATTTCGCAAGGAAGAATCCTGCTCGTGGAATAAAAATTGAAAGAGAAGAATGTGATGAAGAACATGTTAGAGTTCTGACCAATGAAGAACAACAAGAGTTTTTTGATTGCTGCAAAGGTACGTTCTACGATAATTTATTTATTGTTGCAGTAAATACCGGATTAAGACCCGGAGAAGTTTGTGCTTTAAAATGGGATGATATAGATTTAGATAGTAACGAAGTAATTGTTACGAAAACTCTTTTATATCAAAAATTAGAAGGGGACGAACAGAAAACATTCCATTTTGATCCACCTAAAACAAAGAAAAGTAAACGTAGAGTTCCATTGAATAAAGCAGCAATACTTGCACTCAAAAAACAAAAACTACAATCTGAGATAGTCAAAGCAAAGTCTGTTAAATTTAAAGATGTTCCAGATGAATTTAAAGATTTATTGTTTACAACAAAATATGGAACACCAATTAATTCAGTTGTATATAATAGTGCAATTGAAAAAATAATTGAAGAAATTAATTTATTAAAAGACCCATTAGAAGAATTTGAAAAATTCTCTGCTCACTGTTTTAGGCATACTTTTGCTACTAGATGTTTTGAAGCAGGTATTCAACCAAAGACAGTTCAGACATATTTAGGACATGCTTCTTTAAAGATGACAATGGATTTGTATACACATGTGTTAGATGATAAGAAGAAAGAGGAAATGGGCAAATTTGAAAAATTAATGGACAAGCTATCTGATATATCGGAAGATGAACTGGAAGAAATGATCAATTCGAAATTAAACGAAGCAGAAAAGAAGAATAACATAATATCATTTTCCAATGTAATTTAGGGGATATTTAAAGGAGTAAGATATTGAGTTGGGGAGTAACAAAGGTCTGAAAAAGGCTTAAATACTAGGCTTTTAGAGCCTATAGTCTTCAAAACTAGTATTCTTATTACGTTTATCAAAGTACTCCTTATGAATGGTGTTAAAAACCCTTAAAACATAGGAAAAATCAAGGTTTTATGCGTGTTTGAGCAAAATCTAAAAATCACGTAGTTTTATGTATATTCTTATAGTTTTTTGCCTTCGGGGAGTATTTACTCCCCAAAAGGAGTAAGTCAAAGGAGTAAGGATCTCGACTATAAATGATACTTATTCTTACTAAAAATAACATATGGTATAGAGCAAATAAAAAAAGAGGACTTCTTATTGAGAACAATCCCCTTGATTTTTTATTTACATATTAATTAAATTCTGATAATGCGTATCTAAAGTTAATACTGAGTTATATAGAACTGATAAAATGAAATTTCTCATATTAGTTATTTTACTTTTATAACTATTGATTGCGTCAATAGTATAAACAATATGATTCATATTAATTTTCAATAATATAATTTTCAAATCTTCACTATTTATTTCACCATGATTGATTTTAATACATTTATAATTATTAACAAATATATCTACCATGATATTCACAATATTATCTACAAGTTCTTTATCTGACGAACTAACAAACACGGGGTCATAATCTATGTTTGTTTGTATGATGTTAGTATATAAAGTATTATTATCTATAGTATTATTACTTACAGTCTTATTATACGAGTGGGTTTCCCACTGTGTAGGTAAGCCACAATATGGCTTTGCCACATGTGGCTTTTCCACAGGTGGCTTTTCCACACATGGACTTATAGGAGTAATAGCCACAAGTGGATTTTCAACATGTGGGTTATCACATACTTCGTATTCATAATAGAACTGTTTTGTTTCCTCATTTTTCATCTCATATTGTATAAGATAACCATTGTCCTTTAATTCTTTCCATGCCCCTGTAAATGAGGTTTCCCCATCAGTAGATTTATTAATTAGGAATTGTTTATAAAGTACAAAATTGTCCAAACTAATATAAGATTCAATGAGCGACAATAATCCTTTGGCTTTCAAAGACAATTTCTCGTCCCTAAGAGCAATATTACTGACTTGAGCAAATGATGTCTTTTTCTTTCTGAAAGCTCCAGATTGCATACGAATCTCTCCTTATTTAATTAGTTTCATTAGTTTTTCTCTTGCAGACAATTCTTGAGTTGGTTTTATATTGTTTGTAGGAATAATATTATAATCGTCTTTAAATATAAATTCAGAACCAAATTGCATGTCCATTTCAATTTTCTTTTTATCTTCTTGAATAGATTCATACAAACGATTGATCACTGTCATAGGATATTGTAATCCACTTATGAATATCATATCAGTTTTTGTTTGATAACCTTGAAAAACATCTCTCCAATACCCAAATGTTAATTGTAATTCATCATAATCAACTTTTACAGTCTTTCGCATAGTAGTAGATTTAATGCCACAGTAATATAATGTATTATGTGTTTCTACGTCTGCAAAAATATTATTTGTAATAGCAGCTTTAATTGATGGGGTAATATCTGTTTGAGCCGGTTTGCGAACAAAATGATTAAGTATTCCATATCCTTTATGTTCTAACATTGCACATATCTCTGAATAATCATAGATTCCGTCAATAGAAGTAGACACATCGGATATAAGTGAATAAATTAAACTGGCAAGTGTTTCATTGCTTTTAATAAAATTAGATTCTTTGTTATTATCAACAATAAATACAGTATGTTGAGCACACCCGAATAATTCTTTTAACAATTCATACGAATTTGTTTTGGCCTGTAATGACTCAGACAAACTTGGAATAGTGATAACCGGGATAACAATCTTATTAAGTTCGTTTTCTAATAACTCAGTCATTAACGCACACATTCCAGAGGAAGTGCCACCACCAGTAGATCCAAACAAAAATACATACTTACCAGGCAAATAACGTTCTATGTGTTTCAACATATCTTCGTAATTATGCGCTAAATAAGCCTTTGATACATTTCTATCTTTATGACAACCAATTGCACCTTTAACATGATAAAAGTGCATATCTTGCACACCTAAACTGTTTAAATCTTCCATGGCAGAGTTTATATAAAAACTTGCCAAATTATACCTTTTAAAAGCTGCAACTTGATTTCCGCCACAAGCGCCAATTCCTAATAATCCAAAGTCTTTTAAATCATGCATAATTAATCCCCCTTAATTAAATTAATACCGTCTTCAGTAATGTAATACATTTTTTGTTTTCCATAGTTTCCTGATTGGCACACCAAACGTTTATCAATTAGTGTTGATAAATGTTTCCAAATACAAGCTCTTTTTACTTCGGTGATATTCATTTCTTTAATTGTCAACCCAAGTATATGATTTGTTGCACCATTAGAATCTAAGGAACTTAAGATAAGATAATCAATTCTGGAAAGTTCCGTATGATTCCTTACTGTTCCCATGTGTTCCCTCCGTTTCCTGTTTGTTCTAAAGTGTTCTAAAGTGTTACAAAGTGTTCCTTTGTTGTTCACATTATAAACAGTATTGCTCACAAAGTCAACAGATATATTTTTTATTTTATGGTATAATAAGAAAAGAAGGAGAGAAGAGTATGGAAATTAATTATGATAAATTATTTGCATATATGTTTAAAAACAATATAAGTAAAAGTGAATTGGCTGAAAAGGCCGGAATTAGTAGGAATACAATTATAAAAATGACAAAAGGTGAACCGGTACATTTATCTGTAATAATAGCAATCTGTGAAGCCTATGGATTTCCATTGTCAGATGTAATTCAAGAAAAATAAATAAAAGTAAAAAAATGGCTCTCACTATTTTTAAGCGAGAGCCATAAATTTTTGTTATTGATTTTCTATAAAGTAATTTTCATAATTAGTCATGTACTCTAAATTTGGGTTGTCTTTAATGTCATCAAGTTCTTCTTTCGATATAATTTGTAATGATTCGCTGTCCGGCAAATACAATTTATATATCTTCCCATTATTCGTTTTCTTATACATATTACTCCAATAATAAGCATTAGCAAGTGCTCTAGCTTTATGCATAATACAAGAATAATCAACTCTTGCATTTGCTGTTCCAAGTTCTTGATAATTGTAAGCACTACACCAGGAACAGCCACTTGCAATAGGACAGTAGAAACATTTGTCTGTACTTTGAGAACGTCTTGTTATACAGTTTAAGCATGTTATTCTTTGTGCGTCTTCTTCTTTAATTCCAATACCATCATCAACATTTCCTATACAATAAGGTTCTCTTTGACAGCCTAAAGAACTTTCCATATATCTGATGCAAGGATATAAATAACCGTCTGGATCACATGATAACATCAAGCCACATCCTCCACACCAATTGTCATTATCATTTTCTGATTTCGGCTTAAAGAAATCTTCTTCAAACAATGATAAATAAATATCATCATATAAATCATTGTCTATAAGATAATGTGCAACTTTAATTAATTGATAATAATATTTCTTTGCCAAATCTAAATCCCAACCTTTTTCATAAACAGTATTAGCATTAATATCCTCATATCCCATATCAATCATATGTACAATTGCATCATATAAATAATCTACATTGCCAGGTGCAATTGTAATTTTACTGCCCATGTAGTTGCCTTGATTCATCCAATCTTTTGCACTGGCAACCGCTATATCATATGACGGACTTCCATCTGGAAATACTCTGCACGAGTCATGTAATTCTTTGTTTCCATCAATAGTAATAGAAAATGATAGGTTGTGTTTATGTTTATTTAAAAATCTTTGAACCCTAGAATCAAAATATAATACACCATTAGAACAAATACTAATAGTATGCATAGTTAACCATTTGTGATCCAGTTCAACCATTCTATCAAACATATAATCATAAATTTGATCTATTAATTCTATCTCTAAAAATGGTTCTCCTCCAATAAATTCTATTATTAGAGAAGGAGAGTTTTTGGGACGAAGATATTCATTCATTCCTTTTTCTCCGGTTAATAATAAATCAATAAACTTCTTTGCTGTTTCAAAAGACATTCTACGTTTACCTTTGTTTATTTGGTAGCAATAATTGCAATTAAGATTACAAGCATCAGTCACTTGAAAAGTAATTGTTCTAGTTAATATTTTATCATTATTTTTAATAGTTACATTATTGTTCTCTGTTAATTCAGGGTATAACTTAGCTATCATATCTGGATAATTAATTATTTTTTTGGGCATATTTCCTCCTATTAACTATTCTTCATATTCAATTTTTAATTCATATGTATCATAAGTTAAATCCCAAAATGCATTAATATTGGTTTGAAATTTTTTCGGTAGAACACTTTTAGAAAATTCATTTTTTGCAAAATCATAAGAAGCAATAGTACTCTCAAATCTTTTATGATACTCTTTAAAAATTGAACTGTCTAAAAACGAAACATTATCTTTGTTTCTTTCTATTAACTCTGCAATTACATTTTTGTTGGCTTGAATTTCATAAGCCAATCTTGCTAAATAATCAACAACTTCTTTATGAGTAGATTCCAAATTAATTTTTTCAATTTTTATCATTTTATATTCTCCTTTAATTTATGATATTTTTTGTTTTAGATTTATTGCACCAATCCTGTTAAAGACCCATAACATCCAGCCGTACAAGTGCTATAACAAGTAGTTGAACAAGTAGTTGAACACGAATTTTTACAAGCATTATTACATTGTCCATTACAACCTCCAGAGCAACCACCAGAGCACCCCCCGGAACACCCACCTGTACAACCACCAGAGCAACCAGAACATCCACCGCAACTAGTGCACCCGCTACACCCATTGCATCCTCCACCACAATTAGATGCACATGTTGAGCCGCAACCGCCTTGGCACGACCCCACACATCCACTGCAACCACCACTGCTACTACTTGCAGAACATGAACTATTACAACCAGTACATCCACTAGAACATCCCCCACAACCACTGCATCCATTACAACCAGAAGAACAACCAGAACAACTAGAACATGAGGAACCGCAAGAAGAACTACACCCAGAGCAACCGCTACTACCGCTACTAGTTCCGGATGTAGAAGAAGTAGAACATGTCCCAACACATAATCCAGTACACGCACCCCTACACGAAGAAACACCAGTCATTGTTTCTGTAGCTAAAGCATCTACAATAGATATTAAATTTTCTGTTATATAATTACCTGGTATATCATCTCCAGCGACAACATTTTTTAATCCAGCAACATCTTTTATTTTTAATAATAAATCTATAGTTTTTTGTCCCTGTTCTGCATAAATTATTCCGTTTGTAGTAGGTACATTTGTAAAATCGTATGCAGCGGTTCCAAAAGTACTTAATGAACCATAGCCATTTCTACGAATCATTTCAGCTTTTATTTTATTTTTTAACGTGTTCATTTGACTAGCAGTTAACATTATAATTACCTCCAATCCAAAGTACTTTTAAGACCATTTACCATAACCTGTTCCAGTTATACCTAAAATAGTATTTCCTTTAATTAATTTATCAGATGTTAATCCTATAATACTTGCTATTTTTGATTCCTCTGTCCTTACCCAATTTACCCCTGCGTATGCTTTTGTTCCTCCACCTATATTCATAGACTGATATAAATATTTCTTAGTTGGATTATCAGTAGAATATGCTCCGTAACTTGGATCTGCCACCGATTGTAATTGATCTGCTACTGTTGGCATAATCAATGGCAGTGTGCCAACTTTAGGTTCTCCAGAATCATCAATAAATGCTTTTTTGCCTTGAATAATATCAGAGGTAGTAGCAGTAATTTGATCCGTGTCAATACTGTCTCCACCATTACCATATAAAAATGCTTTAGCCATTAAATCTCACCACCTTTATTTGAATTGGAATACTAGTTGCTGGTTTCTTTTTAAAACATTTAACCAATATGCTTCCATCCACAGTTTCAATTTCATCAATACAAGACCATGCTTTTTTCTGTAAAAGAGCAGTACTAACATTGCTATCGTACACAGGACTAATCATAGGAATGTCAGAGGATTTAATACCACTTAAAGTTATTGATTGCGTATAAGGAGCAGTGTCACCACTAAAAGTTGTTCCTATAGTGGCAGTAAATATTGTTTCTATTGGTATATCTGTTTTTCTTGCTATTTCAATCCTATCGCCTATTGCCATATTATAACACCTCTTCTAAATATAGTTTCCCATTATCAATTATCAGTTGATATCTTGTCTCCGTACCTTTATCTGTATGTATAGTATATTCTGCTGAGAATTCTATTACCTTTGACCAAGTTGCATTTGTATTAGAACTAGGAACAATAGAAGTGTTAGATACAACAGCAGCCCAAAGTGTGTTATTATAGGAAACCAAAGCATCTTTAGGATATGCAGTAACTGAATTCCATTCTCCGTAGTTAGTTAATCCTATACCAGGTTCTCCTTGTTCACCACGCATTGTTAGAGGAATAAAATAAGTAGTATCTACTGGTAAAGTTCCCATAGGGCAATTAAATGATGTACACATATAAACCATAGAATCTGTATATGTTACAACGTCATATTTTGAATATTTTGTTTTACTAGAATAGAACCCTTTATAAGTTATAAGTTCCATAATATAAGTTTGAATATCTGTACTGTATAAAGTTTCAATACACTTCAAAGCATCTATTATTTTATTTAAATTTGCACTATTAATAATCATGTTTTTCATTTCCGGGTGATCAATTAATAGTTGTGCCGCCTCAGTAAATTTTCCACTTGAATAAAGAGATTGATATTGTTTTACATACGGCAACATGTCTAAAGTTACATCAGAGAATAGGTCGAATTGATCTATTGCATCTGGAAAATTTGAATTCGTATATAATGGATAAGTTAAACTCATTGTTTCGCCTTTCTTTAAATGTAATTAGGATAAAATTTACTCAAACTTACACTCATTTGGAAGTCTGAATAGTTACATGATATTGAAGTTATCAAATATTTATTTGTTTTATTTGTACTATTAGATTTGAAGTCTACGATTTGATTAACTTCTAAAAATGGAATTGCTATTATTGAAATAGAAAGAGAATCTTGAATATTAGTTGCATTATAAAGTTCATATCTTGCTCGTTGCCGGCACAAATCATTGCTTGTAATGTTGGCATAATCACCATCACTTAATACTTTTAAATGTTCCCCTATTTCCTCAATAGTAAATTCGCTGTTCTCGTCAATAACCGCATACTCATTCGTATCATTTTTATCATTTGTAAGATAGGCTTCTCCGTAACATTGATATTGTCCAATAAATAAAAAATCATTAGTAAGCCTTCTGTATCTAAAAACATAGTCTAGATTTGCTTCTAAATAATTCTCCGGTAAACTATTTCCTTGTTCATCAACAATTAAAATTTCCTCCAAAGAATTGATTTTTATTTTTGCATTACTTAAATTACTTGCTGGTATTTTAAGTGCAACCATATCAAAGTTTTCGTATTTATCATATGTAACTTCCGTAGAAGTATTGTTGTCTAATTTAGAATAAACCAAACTAACATTATAAACATTATCAACAACCGTAACGTCCTTAGTGTAGAACTTCGGTTCATTTACTTTCCCCCAAACTTGTATCTTGTTATATATATTTGAGAACGTAGTAGACACTTGTTCGTTGATTAAAATCTGTTGGATAATATCATTACTTAAAATGCTAATTTCATCTTTATCGGTGGGTATCCTGGATATAACAAATGCACCGTATAAATCAAAATACATTTGTGTACCAGAATATAAACTAACTATATCTTTTATAATTGTATATGCATTTGTTCCAGCACTATAAGTTAAATCATATGGAATTTCAAATGTAGAGATCATACTTCCATTCAGGTTAAACTCTATGTAATATTTAGTTATGCCAAGCTCGGTAAGTAAACTTATTATTACATTACGTGCATCAGAACCTTGTCCAATAGTTCTACTATAAGCATCTAATTGTCCACCACGGACATCGTTTAGCAGACACATCATATCATTGCAAGTGAGAGACAATTGTTTAGTGGTTGAATCATAATTAAAATTTACATCTGTATATAAAAAAGTACCAAGACAATACCAAACGGTCATCTTAGTACGCTGATTTAAAATTCCTATATATGGTCTAACCCTTTTATCAAACCAAATCTTATTATTTCTTCCGATAGTAAAAGTACTGTCTGTGACAATCATTTCACAACTATAAGTACGCCTTACATCTGAGTCGGAAGCAATAGAAATGTTATCTGATATTAAGTTTCCTTCAATAGAATCCACCACTTTTAAGCTTGTGTCTAACAATTCTAATTTATAAGTCAAGACCTTTGTTGATTGTAGCAACAAATCAATATCTTCCTGTGTTACTATATAATCATTCATAATAACACCACCTAACTTAAAGATACTAAAAAGTTTACATCAATGAAATTATTATTATACATATCATCCTGGCTTAAAGGATCACCGATCTCAGTAAATTGTATTTCATAAGATGGTAAATTATATTGACTAAAATCAATTGGAATGCCACTTGTAATATCAATCATATATATTTGTCCAGTCCAATCTTTTATAATTTTAGGATTGCCATTCATAACCCATCTTTCAAATTGTTCTCTATAATTATATCCATTTGAAAAATCAAATTCACAATCATTAAATGGTACTAAAGAAAATTGTAAAGTACCAGTTTTGTAATAAGAAGAACCATTTGAAATTACAAAAGGATATGTTTTACCCAATGTATTAATCACACCAATAGGTTTATTAATTTGCATATTGAGATTAGTATTGAAAATAATAGGATATTCTATATCTTTATCAAGAATAAAATAATCACTGAACCTTGATAAAATACTATTTTTATTTACATTACCTTCAATGCCCTCAATAACAGGAATTAAAGCATAATAATATTCTTGATCGCCTTGCGCATATCTATCTATTAATTCAAATACAAAATCTTGATTGGTTTCAATAGGTATTTCATATAAAGTAAACCATGTGTGCTCATTACTTTTTCTTCTTTTAATTCTGACAGCAGAAACAGTAGAAGATGTGTAATCAATATTACCGGCAATAAGATTGTTCTGGAATTTTGCATAAAATCTTGTATCAAAATTCCAAACCTTTGAACTGTTATTCAGTTCAATATCAGCATTTACACTTGCAAACATCTCATCATAAATTCCATTGGTAACTTGAATCTGAGTTATATCGTCAGTAGTAGTTGTTGTCATTGAAATAGAATTGTCATCACCGCAAAACTGAAAACCAACAAACATTAAATCACCTCATTCCTTTGTTTTCTAAAATTATTTGGAATAAACCATTCTTCTTTTTAATCCAGAAAGAAACAAGTTCTTCATCTCCTGGATTATCAATGTAATTGCTATAACATTGAAAATTAGTAAATCCAACGGGAACAATCATTTCTATATATGTCTTTTCAACATTATTATTTATTTCATATGTACCCTTTCTAAGATACAAATTAATAGTAGTAGTTTCGTTTGATAATTGCATGAGCAATCCATAACCAAGGTTATAACCACAGACATTAACTATAAAATCAGTGTCAAACGAGAAGTCACTGTCCAAATATAAAATATCATTTCTCATATCTATATATTCATCATCTATAAAAATAGGATCAGAACCAGTATGAAATTCAACAGCTCTTATGTTGGATTGCAGCTTTATATATCCACTGTTTGAAATATTTTCAAGACTCAATACAGAATAGACCGCTGGCTGCTCATAGTTAACAGAGAAATAAATATAATCTGTTTCTATATCCATTCCATTTAAGGTTTTCCCGGTTGCACGAATATAATATGATTGATTATCCTCTAAATTGCTTAAAGAGTATGTTAGCGAGTCAGTAGAATATCTAATTCCTGAACTTTGTATTGGTACTTTACTTAAATCATATAAACCTATTTCATAACTCTGTAATGATTCATTTTCTGCTTGCAAATATGTAAGTGCAATCTGAAACGTAGAGTTTCTAATTATTTGATTGTCAATTATATTTTCAAATTTAAATGTTGGAGTAGAATAGCAATAGAAGAGTACCGGGTTAGAAAATTCGGACACAATATTATCCTTATCAATAGATGCAATACTTACGTTATACAACGTTCCATTACTTAAAGTTCCACCGGGCAAAGTATATTGTAATTGCATTGTGGTTTCAGTTCCTTGATAAACAATTTCATTAGTTTCATTATTACGAATTATGCAAGTACTACCAAAACTCTGATTGCCTTCCCATTTGAATTTAAAGGTATAATCATTAGACGCATCAAATGCATTAACTAAATAGAGTATAGGCTTCATAATATCGCCTCCTTTTAAGTTGTAGGCATTTGAATAATAAGATTGTTATAGTTATTTTGAACAATTGTTACATATACAATATCATTAACAGATAAATCATTATTATGATACAATGCCACATATTCATTTCCGTCTATCAGTACGGAATACTTATTGTTACCAAAAACAGAAACTATTCTGCCTTTAACGGTTTTATCGAACTGCGCTTTATTAACAATGGTTTTTACAACCTTTATTATTTCTTTCGTAAGGACTTGGATTGCTTCATTTTCAATGTTCAATATCTCTACCTCCTCCAAAAGTAAAAAAAGGGGGATGTATCATATTCGACACATCCCCCTTAAGGTTTATTTTGATAGCTCCTGTAAAAAGCTATTCGGCAATTGTGTTTTTATCTTATGTGCAAGTTCATTTACATTTCCATTGCTTTGAACAATAATATCGCCATTAAAGTTCAAAGACTGATTAGCAGTTTGTTTTTGTAGTGGAGTAACAGTTGGTATTTTTACTTCTGCGAGATTTTTAAAGTTAGACATTACTGTATTAATCTGCCCATCCGTGACTATACCTTCGCCCTTTTGAATAATTCTAATTAGTTCATTAGGCTCTAACTTATCAAGTGCAAGTACTTTGAAGTTTTCTTTATTTTTAGAGGTGGAAGACTCGCCTGGATATCCCAATTCCATACCACTATGAGATTTTCCTACACCTTGCATTCCACGAAGTACGGCTGATCCAACAGAGAATCCTAGTAGAGCATTCTTCGCAGAGGCAACAGAATTAGCCTCAGTAAAAGTATCTTGCAAAGCACCACGAAGAGTAGAGACAGTATAATTTGTTGCATTTAGCATGCCTTGTGTGTTGTGAGCAAACTTCTCTAATAAATCATTAAGACCATCAAATATTACTGTCATTTCACCAAAGAATTTCTTATAATTCTCTAACATTAATGCAGATGTTTCTTCACTTACTGTAGCATCGGTTATCTTATTTTCGATAATTTTATCCAATGTTCCAGATTCACTTTCAAAGTTAGTAAGAAGTTCTGGATAGTAAGTTTGTAAAGCTAGAGATATTCTTTTTCTAGATTCTTCGTATGATATACCCTCTTCTTCATACTTTCTAATTATCTCATTTATTTCTTCTTGCAACTTTTGGTAATCTTCCTGTTGTTCTTCATAAACAGAGCGTTGTTGCATCAAACTCTGATAATCAGAAGATATAGATGTTAGAAGTGGAGTATCGCTCGTTAAAACCTTATTCTTAAAGTCTGGGTCATAAGCAATAGCTCTATCTATGTTCATACCATCTTGTGTATCCCCTGAGATATTAGACCAATTATTCTTAATCTCATTCAACCTATAAATCTCATCATCATATGAACCAGATTGTTTTTCAAGTAAAGATATTTTTCTTTCAAACATAAGAGTATCATAATTCTCTTGAGCAGATTGTATATCATCAGAATTTGATTCATATACAAACCCTTGTCCCTCTCTATATACCTTTGAAGTCTTCTGGTTTTTAGCTTTTTCTAGGGCATATTCTGCCTTTTGTAATTCTAAATTAGATTGTCTTAAATCATTTTCTTCTTGCAAAGCACTAATCTGATCCTGAATAACTTGTTTTAATATTTCATTATTTTCAATTTCGTCATCAAGGATAGCAGTAGCGGCAGATATTAAAGTGTCCTTTTCTGATATTTGCTCATCAACATCTTCAATACGTTTTCCAATCTCATCTAAAGAATCTTCAACCTCATTCAGTGGTAGTTTAAGAATAGAAATATGACAGTCCTTTATTTGCTGATTACAATTAGCAATATTATCTTCAGCTTCTTGAAGTTCATTATTCCATTTATACCAAGCTTCTGTTCCTTCATCAGTAGTGGCCAACATTGCTTCAGCGTCTCTTTTTTGTTCTTCTAAATATATAAGATTACCTTGATATATTTTTTGCATCTCCTCATATTGAGATTTTGTACCTTGTCCACCTTGAGCTTCAATATCATTATTAATGTCTTGTATGTCATTCTCATTCATCTGAATTCGATTATTTCTATCTGTTTTACGTATTTCGTATTGAGTATTCTCATGTTCGGCTTGTGATTGTATTTGGTCTTGATAAATCTTAGACATATCGGTGCCATCAAAATTGTTAGCTATTTCTTCAATATGCTTTTTAATAAACTTCTCATCTGAAAGTTTGGTTTCTTTATATTTCTTTTTTAGGCTAGTAATATATTTCTTCCAAACTGCTGAGTCAATACCAGCTATTTCTGTTTCCATCTGATAATCAAAATCATTATTAATGGCATCTTGAAGTTTATCATTTATATCTTCAATTTCATCAACCGTAAGAGTAGTATCTTCGAGTTGAGAATTGTATTTGTCTATAAGTTTTTGATTTTCATCTTTATTGTTTTGTATTTTATTCAACTTCTTTTGAACAGAATTGTTTTTATCTTCTGCATCAAGCTTATTAACAGTTTCAGTGTCGCCGTTATATATCGCTTGTTTCCGAAGTTCTGCATTGATAGACTTTTCTAACTCTAATTGTCTATCTAATAAAGCATTTTTTTCTTTAGTAGTTAAAGTTTGGTCGTCAAGTAAAGTATTAACAGTTGTTAATTGAGATTCATAATCTGCTTGACTTAATTTAGATTTCTCTAAATTCTCATTATCAGCCATCTCTTTATCCAAACTCTTAATCTTTTCGTCTGTTTCAACCATTTGATTATACGCATCAATAGCAGCTTGAATTTTCTTAGCAGTTTCAGGTGAATACTCTTTTAAATCAAATTCTTCACCGGATTCTATTTTCTTCTTAATAGACTTACCCGCTTTACTACCTAATGAATTCAAAGCACTATTGTATCTATCTTCATAGTTGTCATATGCTTCTTGATATCCACCTTTTAGATTTTTTAAAGCACCGTTTAAATCATCAATGGCCTTTAACTGATTTTTTATTCCATGTGTATCGTCTAAAGCAGTTTGAAATTTATCTACTTCATTTTGTAAAACCTTTAAAGATTGTTCTAGCCAATCTATTTCTTGTTTTTCTTCTTTTTCTTTTTTTGTTTTGTCTTTACCTGTTCCCGTTGTGGTATCTTTAAAGTTCAAAGAAGTATCAAATTCAACAGTTTCTTCAATGGTTGTGTCAACCCCATCAATAATTGATTGAAATTCATCGAGGTCTTGTTGTGCTAATATCTGAGTCCTTTTTAATTCTTTTGTGTCATATTCGGCATTAACTCTAGTATCACCAGTTGTATTTTCTACTTTGTCATATCCGGCATTTAATTCCGCATTTGCTCTGTCTAAAATTAATTTCTTTTGAGCATATCGTTTATCCAAAGCCAATTTTGCTTCACACAGATTTTTATAATTATTAAAGTCTATACCGTATGCTTTCGCTTTATTAATTAAATCATCAGACATTAAACTAACAAGCGTTTTATAGAAATTTCCGTCTTCTCCCTTTTTTTGAAGGATATATAATCTATAATTTTCTAAGTCTGTTTCATATTGTCCACGTAACAATTTCAGCATATCTTCTTCTGAAAGTTTTCCTTGCAAATAACGATAGACAGCATCTTCAAGATCTGGATAGCCAGAGAGTATAGTCTGAATAGTATCAGTAGATATTTTTCCGGATTCTTCAATCTCTGCATTAACGGTTTTAATCATAGAGTCTGTGTTTTTTAAAGTTGATAATACATTATTTAAATTTATACCACTACTTTTTTCTGTAATATCATCAAATAATGTCAAAATCTCATCAGAAGCACCAGTAGCTTTTAAAGAATTTTTTAAAGCCTCTAATTTATCATCTATTAAAATTTGTATACTTTCCGACAGAGTATCTGTTTTGTTTGTCAAACTTGGGAAAGCTTGTAATAAATCTACCATATCAGAATCAGTTAAACTATTATCCCTTATTTTGTTTAAAGCATCTGACAAAGTACTCAAAGATGATTGGTAATTATCTATAGGCGCTTGATTTGATGCACCAAAAGAAAAATCAGGAGTAGAAGAGTTAACTTGGTCTTGAGATGTAGCTATGCCATTCAAATAACTTAAATAAACAGAAGCAACTGTTTCACCTTCTCCTAATATTAAATTTGCATTTTTCAAAGAAGCAATTAAATTATCATATTGTAATATATCGCTTTCTGTTAAAGTTCCAGCTGAAAATTTTTGTTGTATTTCCTTTTGTGTATTAGCAAGAGAGCTATCATTTAAAGCAAGATTTAACTGAATTGTATTCCATTCACCAGCACGACCAGTCTGTTTATATACCTTTTCCTTCCAAGATTCTATATCGTCCCATAATTGTTGATCTTCCAGATCATCAAAACTTCCATCTGGATTCATATAAGCAGATAGCGTATCTTGATATTTTAACAGCTCTGTTAAAATTGCATTAGATCGCCCTTGTAACAAGTCTATTAAATAATCTTGACCTTCTGTTAATGATTGAACGGTTAAATCGTCACCGTTTTCAACTGCATCAGCTATTCCTGTATATAACGCATCAATAGATAGTATTAAATCTTTATCTGATAAATCTTCGCCACTCATTATATTTGCGCCATACATAGAATATCCAAATGAATTATATTGTGCTTCCAAATCAGCATTAGAACCATATTCTTCTGTAAAAGCATTTTTATTTGCTTGTGCTAGTTCACGACCCTTTTCGTCTTTAGCATCTTCCATAAGAGCATTTTGTTCTTTTAAAAGTTCATTTGCCAATACGAGTTTATTTAATTCATCTTGTTCTACAAGTGTTATTTCTCCCTGGCTTTGTAAACCTTTTAATTCATATATTCTTATGGTATTTTTTTTGATTTCATCTCCAAGAGTGTCTAGTTCTTGAATAATGCCTTCATATTCAGTTTTTAATTCTGAAATTTTTTCTTTTTGTTCCTCAATGGTTTCAGTGAAAAAGTTATAAGCAGCAACAGTACCACCGATAGCGACACCTATTCCAATAATCCAGCCAACAGGATTAGTCAACAACCATGCACCAATGGCTTTGATATTTTCCCAAAGAGCAACAGTATAAGCTTTTAAAGAAAATGTAGCAACTCCGTTAGCAGAAGTAGAAGCTATTTTTGCCGCAGTAGCTTCTGCCTCTGCTTGAGTTAATCCTTTGTTGGTTAATATCTCAACTACTTTATCTTTTGTAAGACCTTTTGTTGATAAAGCATTGGCAGTTTGAGCCAATGTTAAATTTGATGTTAATTTACTTAACTCTCCAACATCAGTAGAAGCAGTTTTTAATGCTTGACCATAAGCACTTAGATTTCCAAAATTGAATATCAAACTATAATAATATGTAGAGCATTAGGGGCGCTCTATATATTAATGGCATTAATCTATTTCTTTTAGTTCTCGCATTGCCGGTTCTACTATGCTATGTATGTAACCGTTTCCACCACGATTCTCATAATCATCAAATAAATCCCAAAAGGCATCTTTTTCGAGTGTTGTCCATTCTCCAATAACTCTATATTTGTTATAATAATTAATTAGAGTATCTTTTAATTCTTTAAGTTTGGTTTCATTATTCTTCCTCTGCATCTCTTCAAAACGCATAGCAATATTGTTTACTGTTTCTGTAAGTTTCTTTAAATCCTCTCTAATCATTTCATCATGACGAATTGACTGGTTTGTATCTTCTTCATGTTTTTTAGCTAATTCCTGAATGGCTTTTGAATTCTGTAATGTCAATTCATGGTCAGCTTTTCTTTGTTTTGCTACACCAATTGGCTTTTTAATAATTACTGAAAATTCAATCACGATCTTATAAATTGCTACAATAGCAAACAAAAGAGCACATCCAGTTATAAACCAATCCCAAACATTAATTTCTCCTAAGTTTATTATTTGTTCCATTTGCGTCACCCTAATCCTCAATCAACGCAGCTCTTGTTAATTTGCCACATTTGAAATCTTTCTCTAATTTTGCAGACTGCTGGAATAGTCCTAAAGCAGTTTTTGTAATCTTACCGAAATCACCATCAATTGTAAGTGTCTTTGTAACAAGACCAACTTTAACTTTTGTATATCCGGCTTCAATGAGCTCATACTGTAACCATTTCACATCATTGCCAACCATGCCATATTTTAAAGTTCTTGTAGGAACTGCATATGGGTTTGCTGCTTTAGAAGTACTCGGAACACTTGAACTTACTTCGCCATATGTTATCCACGGAAATAACAATCCATATTTCCATTTTGTTGCAGAAACCTTTGTTTTAACGCATCCATAATTAATTCCTTTTGCCTCAACACACATCGGAACTCCGTTAACTTCTCCAATATAAACACCAACATGACCCTGCTTCCATAATACAGTTCCTATTGGAATATTTTTAATCTGACTAATAGGAATGCGTTTACTTGCTTTAGAATACAACTGTGATGAACCATATTCTTTTCCTGTATACCAAGAAATTAATCCAGAACAATCACAACATATTTTTCCAATAAACTTTTTAGCTTTTGCAATATATGATTTAGTAAATGTTCCCGGATAATTTTTTGATAACCAATTCAATCTTACTTGAGTAAATTTTCCGTGAGCACCTTTTGCGCCATATACATAGGGAGTACCTAGTTTAGTGATTACAAATTGTGCTAATTTACCACCTGTTAATTTCTCCATTATAATTTCCTCCTTTTCTTTTAAATAGTTGTCATAGCAACAAAATAGAGTCGGTATTATACCGACTCTTATCAATGCTATTTATTTTTTTAATTCTTTAACAGTATTTTCAATCATACTATCCAGGTAAAGGTCTACATTCCCATACACCTGTTCAATAGCATTAGCGGTTTCTTCGGTGATTAATTCTTTTGCCATTTCTAATGCTTTATTTTTTGCTTCAGTAGCTGATTCTTTTGTAAACTTATTTGCTTTCTTCAAATCATCAACAAATGTCTGATTTGTCGCCTGAACAACAGTTGTTATAACTGACTGCACTTGATCAATCATCTTATTTAAACCATCGTATTTAGAAAGCTGTGTATCTGCCTGTACTTCATCAATTTTAGTATTGAAGAAATCTGATACCTTCTTAACAATAATAACGCCAGCTCCAGTAATAACAGTATAAATAACGACGCTTAAAATATCTTGTAATATTTCCATAATTATTTCTCCTTTATTTCGTGCTAAATTTAATAACAGAAGAGTAGTTGTTACAATAAAAAAGAGACATATTTTTATGTCTCATAAGTTTCAACAACTCTTTATTTTGGTTTTAATTAATTTCCTCACTTTTTGATGATCAAATAGTCGTACTCCCATTTAAATTATACCCATTCTTTTTCTTTCCATTCCATATTTGTACAATCCTTTCTTTTAAATAAACGGTGTCAAGTTATTAGATATACAAAAGTTGTATAGACTCATCTAATCGCCCTACACCACATATGAAACGGCAAAATAAATGCCTGTTTCTGCGGCAACATTAGTTGTTGTATAAATCCAGCCGGCGGGTGTTATCATTATAAGTACGCTATTATTACCACCAAGACTACCTGAAAAATACATATTAGATGGAGGAGCAAACTCTTTTGGTATACTTGCCATTCCTTCCCACCCAGTAATTGCTTCTGTTGCTGCAGAGACAAAATTGATGGATACAACATTATTAGATTTTTTTACCCAACTGTTTTCGTTTATTTCAATGTTTTTTATAGGTGAAATAACTCCAATTTCTATGGAATTAACTGGAACCCCACCATAAACCACACCATCTTTTACGATTGCTGACATTTAATCATCTCCTTTCTTTTAACACGGATATGTGATTGTGAATGATGCCTGACTACACGCACTTGATTGCCATTGCATAATCTGTCCGTTTTGGTTTATGCTTATTCCGATTGTACCAACTGGAGTGTTATTTACTTTACCAAGCAAACCGTACATCGCAATTTGGGGATTGTATTTTGTCGGTACTGTACAAAGAGCCACGCCGGTTCCAACTGTTGGTGATACTGTTAAATCAGCAACCACCACGGCTAATTTAGACACTGGATTATAAAAACAACTCTGTGAATTTATGGTCACACCGCTTGCTGGAATAAGCGTGAAACCTTCTGCCCCTGCTAGACTAATCGGATAATCCGGAATCATATACACTTCCCCAGAAGAATCATAAACTTCTTTGTTAGCTAAGTATTCTTCATATGTAAGAGTTTTAATTTCAGTAGAACCACTACCACCAACTCCATAAAGCTCATTATTTATCAAAATTGCTGACATTTATTTACCTCCTTTTATTCTGCTGCGATAAATGAACCAGATACGATAAGTTCCGTTGCCTCTATTGACCCATAAGATTGCTGAATTGCCCCAAATGCATTTATATATATAAGTATTGGCATTCTTGTACCACCGATAGTTGCACTCCCCATTAAATGTGTTGGTTCTTTTGGACGAAATCCCTCAGGTAGGGTAGCCCATACAGTAGTGTAACCGGTTACGGACGTACTAAGTAATCTACAAGACAAGTACACTATGCCGTCTTTTTTCATCAGCATTTCGTTGCCGTAAGTACCGGTTGTAATCGGTTTTCCAAGTGTGCCTGTTTCAACTTTTTTTGTTGCTTCTATTCTAGCTGTGTTCGCCTCAATAGCACCCTGAACGTTATCCGCACCTAACTTTGCAACGGAATCATCGAATGCTATCTCCGATGCATCTGTATAAACAGGAATTGATAATGCTTTTGCTTCTACATAAATTACTTTAACTGTTACGGATATATCTGTGGCTACACTTGTACCGTTATAAAGTATGCCACACCACGTTTTTGTATCTTGGTTTACATGAGTTCGAATAGCGTACCCTTCTTCTGTCCACGAAGATAAAATATAGCCATCGTCGATAGATAATTCAAAATCAATAGTACCGGAACTACTAGATGTTTTTGATAGTATTAAAACTTTGATCGTTGCATTTCCACTAACATCAGGATAATCCGGAATAGTGTATGATTTTGTCGGGTCGTAATTTCCTGCTTGGTAATCAGTGTAGGAGAGTTCTTCGAAAGATGCAGAACCAACTGATGAAATAGTAATTTCATCAGTTTCGGCATCCGGGGTTATTATTATATTATCGCCAGCTGCTATTGTTAATGTGTCTGTAGTACTGTCAGCAGCAATAGTAGTAGAACCAATTTTTACATTACTAAATGCGTTTTGATTTGCTAAATATGTTAATATCTCATCAAGATTTTTACCCTCATCGTCATACACTGTTTTAGTAAGTGTATTTGGGATTAAAATATTATTTTTTTTATCTTTTAACCACTTTGTTATTCCATTCATTTATTTCCTCCGTTAAATATATCCATAGTAATAATCTAATATTGCCAAGACAAAATCTCTGCCAGAATCACACGCTTTTTGTATAGATGTTATCTTTTCAAGATTTATCATGCGTCCGTTAGAATTTACGTTTGTGGCAGGACTAACCCAAGCACCACCTTTGCTTACATAATATGTTTTACCGTCTTTATCATATATAAATTCAGTTGTTGTAGTTATATTAACACCACCACCAAAATAACAAGCCTCTGGAATTTCAGAAATTAACAAAATACCTGTATATCCTTTATTAACAATGAGTAAATCAGTATCATAATTAAACTGATGAAAGCCACCGATCGCAAGACCGTCATTTAATTTTGTATACGCTCTGCCATTTATAGTTGCTAATATTTCACCTTTAATTAAAAATTCGAGATCTCCGAATAAAACATCGAACATATTTGTACTCAAAATAGAAGTATCGAAAAATAATCCCACATGTGTTTCGATTATCAACGAGTCCTCAGTACTAAAATCACCGTATAAATCCAATGTGTGATCATCAATTCTTATTACGGACGTAAAAGATACACTTGAGCTAATCATAGATAGATCAATTGTTTTCGCTAATTCGATTTTCGAATATAATCGGATTTTATCCGTATTGCCTGCAAGGATACTCATAACTCCGTTCAAACTTCCAGCACCACTTATCAAGCTGATGTTATTTGCCATTGTCTCGAAAGTAGCATCTGCGTCTGTTTCAACTCCTTTGTCAGTAATAGCAGACGCAATTAAATCCTTTCCATTACTGACAGATTGAAAAACCTCGTTCAATTTGGTAGTTATAACTTTATTTTGTACTGGATTAGTAGAAGTTTCACTAAGTTCAGAATCAATAGTTATATTTACAGGTGTTCCGCTATCATCAACAGTTGGTATTTCAACAATTTCTCCGTCATCTGCATACAAAACAACATTATCAGGCGTGGAATCCTCTCTTAATGTATCAATATCATTTTCAATATTTTCAATCTTTGTCTCTAAATCATTAATATTCTGAGAAACCTCTTTTTTCACAGATTCTTCCAGTTCCTCTTTAGTTGGATGTATATCTTTATCAGCGATATGAGTATTTAATTTTTCTTCATAAGACCCAATTTCAAGAATTGTCTCGTCAATCTTGTCCCTATCTATTTCTGTAATATTTTCTTTGTCAAAACAAGGGTCTTTTTGAACAGATATCTTTATCGTAGGTGTTGACAAAATTTGATTATTTGAAGAGTCATAAAGACTAATTTTGCCTTCATGTAAACCATGCAAAGCAAGGATATTCTCATTCAACGCGATTATAATTAAATCATCTGTATAAGTACAATCTTGTATAAAAGAAGACCCATCACTTCTATGTCCACCAAACTTAATAGTACTAACTTCATTTAACAAATATGGATTTCCATTATTAGTTAAAACAACTTCGATAACTCTTGAATTTGTATCATTCTGTTGTGCTTTTATAACTTCATAAGTGGCAGGAGAGTGTAGGTCAATACTAATTTTAGTAATGATATTTTCCATCTTATTTTCTCCTTTAATTTTTCAATAAAAAAGAGTCTACTTTTCAGCAGACTCTTTTTTCTCTTTGTCTTTATTTTGTTCTTCTAAAAACTGTTCATATTCCAGTTGCTCTTTTTTCTCTTGTTTAATAGCAAGAATATGTATTTCATTATATAAATCTCTAAACATACTTTCTAAAACAAAAGGTGGAAGATTAGACATATTAATATCTTGAACAATTTTTTCTTTGAATTCCTTTATTTGCATTGTGATTGGTTTGTTCATTTTTATTCTCCTTTTAATCCGTTATCTAATTTATCATTGCTTTAAGTTTATTTATTTCTTCTTGTTGTGTTTCTATTATTTTATATGCTTTCTGTATCATATGTGTATTCAGCATAATCCACTCTTGATAACGAAGTGCATAATTATAAATTTCATTTCCATTTTCATCCAAAACAGGATTTTCTGTTATCGAACCATCTGCGTTTTCGACTGCTTCAATTGCTAAATCTTTACAAAAGAAAGATAATTCATATGGCTCTAATCCAACCTCTTGCATGGCTTTTTCGACACCTTGCGAAATTGCTCCCATATGTATTCTATCATGTGTAACATTTTCAGTATCTTTTAATTTATAAGTTTTTGGAATAACCTTAAAGAATAAATTTTCATATTTTTCCGAAATATCATGAATATTTTCTTTTTTTGTTTCATCAGAAAGCGTAATAGAACCACTATCACAATATATTTGTTTCCAGTGATAATCAGAATGACCTAAATTAATAGAGCCGCCATAATCATCATCTGGTCTTAATGATGCAGTAGCAGCACTAGTAAGACTTACAGATGCTGTTGCAGACTCAAGTTTAACATAAGATGAGTTGGAATTTAATATCAGTTTAGACTTACCATACACGCCATATCCTATGTTGTTCTTTCCACAAATTAAAACATTTTCACCAACTCTTACAGCGTCAAACAACCTTAATTTTGTCTGATTAACACTAAATTCTGAAGTCAAACCACTTTCCATGCTCATAATAGTATTTGTACTCGGTGGTAATGTTATAGATGTCTGCATTTTAATTGCATCCCATACAGTAAAATCTTCTGCTGTAACAGTTCCTGATATAGAAGCATTTTTTGCTATCATGTTACCACTTGTATTAACAGAAAAGTTATTGCCAATTGTAATAGAACCACCTGAAATTGTGCTACCAGAAAGATTACCACCAGAAATTGTTCCTTTACAAGTAATAGTGTTTGTAAAAGTACCACCAGTTGCATTAACAACACCACTTATAGTAGCATTACTACAATTCATATTTCCACTTGAATCTACACCAAAGTTGCTTCCAATTATAATAGAACCACCATTAATAGTAGAACCAGTTATTGTACTTCCACTTGTAATATCTCCTGTAAAAGTACCACTTGTGGCCGTTATTTTTCCCTCAATATCTGCATTACTACATTTCATATTTCCATCTTTGTCAACACTAAAATTATTGCCATTTGTAATTTCACTACCAACAAGTTTGCCACCAACAATAGTAGCATTTGAAGTAATATTTCCATCAAATGTACCACCATTTGCATATATTTTACCTTTTACACTTAAAACATCATCTGAATATGTTAAATTACCACCCGCATAATTAAATGTACCATTAGTTAAATCCAGCATACTTCCAGATACATTTTCTTCATAATTTGCAGATTGTATTAATCCGTTCTTTATTGTGATTCCTTCACCAGTAACACTAACAGTTCCATTTTCATTACCAATGATCAACTTTTCACCAGCAATCATTTTACCGATTAATTGCTCTGCAATAACACCATAATAAGTATCACTGCCATCTTCATTAGGTATTTCACCAATTGCCATAGCAACTGTAGCCCAATTGTCTTCGGTCATATAAATACCATTACCAATTATACGAAGTGCTTTCTCTCCATAAAATCCTTCATCATCCATTCGCTTTGCAATGATTCCAGAAGCAGAAATAGTAACCTCATTATTATCACTGTTCTTTAACATAGTATTAGCAGCATTTAATCCACTAGAATATATTTCAGCAATTCTGTTTCTTGCTTCACTTCCTTGTTTTGCTTGGAGAGCAGTAGAAGAGTAGCTTGAGGCAATAGAAGATGCTTGTTGGATTATACTTTCTAAATCAGTCATATTTCCATCAACAGTTTCGACTTGTTCAGAAAACGTTACATTAATATCTGATAAAGAGTCACCACTGATATCAACACCAATCAATCTTAGTTTTAATAACTCATCTTCGGTTTGCACTCTGATATAATTGAACAAATCAAATGAATCATATAATGGTTCAAATTCTTTTAATGCAAAAAGATTATTTAAAGAAGCACTTACAGTCCTTTGTAGAACGCAAGCTTTCTTTAATTCGGCTTCGGAAACTTTCAAAAGTTCCTGTGCTTTTGCAATTAATTCACTTGTAGTTTCTAATCCATCTGAAATATAATTACTATTAGAATAAGTATCTTCTCTACGATAAGCACAAAACTTTTCATATAATCCAGTTTCTACGTTTTCTAAATATGTATAAAAATCAAGCTCTTTTTGAAATTCTATTTGTTCTTCGGAAATAAGACCTATTTGTTTTTCAATTTCTGCGACCTCTTCGTTGCGTTTTGTTAACACATCATTTACAACATCAAATCTATTTTTATATTCTTTATATAAAGTATCTTTAATTTCAGATTCGACATTTCCACTCATCAACACGCTCAAACACGAGTTATAACCATCTAAAAATGATTGAAGTCTACTTTGACAATACTGATCAAAGTACTCATATTTCTTATCATAAGCCACTTTTGGATCTTCATCATGTAATTGATCTGCATCATAATCAACAAGACTCATATCACCTTTAGCCAATGCTTTATCAATTTTTTGTCTTGTATATGGCAAATTCAAGGGATCAGATTTATCATCATTCACACTAACAGTAATCGTTTCAGAAAATTCACCATTAACGGATTTAGGGTAGTAATCTGTTTCATCTGATACCTTTTTAATCTGTATTGTACCAGTCCACTCTTTAGTAGAACTATTATAAGATGTTGTATCTTTAATAATCTCCAATGTATATCTACTATCTATTAAAATTTGTGCCATAGCTTCAATGTTGTTAGTAACACCAACAAACAAATTATCATCATAGTTATTAGTGGAAGAGACACCGATTATAATAGAAGTCAGCTTACTTTTTAAATCTTCATACTGTTCATGCGAATTAGTAAAAGGACATTCGCTGGACACAGCCGGCATCATCTCAGATTGTAAATATGCAAATTGTTTGTATGCATCACATAGTCTTGTAAAGATACCATTCTCTCCATAATACTCATTTTGTATCTCAGGATTATATATTTTTGCTTGATATGACTTAATAGCATCAACCAAATTCTCTGGCATATCATTATACTGAAAATCTGCAAACTGATATATATAATTACTTCCATTCATATTAACAGCACGAATCATATCTGTGATTACATCATCGCCGCCTTCAATTCGGAAGCAGTTCTTAACACTATCCTTATTAGATGAAATACTTATTTCATTGGCAAGTTTCTTCTTTGAAATTAATACCTTTGTGTCTTCTCCGATAGCAGAACATACTTGTTTTCTTAAGTCACCATCTTTAACATAACAGTCGCACAAACTATAACAATCTATTCTTCTATTAATAGTATCGAATATAAAGATTACATTACTTTCCGGTGCAACAGTTCCAGTCAAGAAATCATATATTGTTTCGCCATCAACTGTATATGTTCTTTGGAATCTTTCTACTAATTCTGCTTCATCATCTTCAGTTAAAGTTACATATGGAGTGACATGTCCTATGCTCCAATGAGGAGCTTTATCTTTTAAAACACGATGCAACAAACTATGTCTTGGATCATCTTTGTTATACAATACAGTAGGAATAAACTTTCCTTCCGCATCAAAGTCCTCTTTGTTATATTCTGTAATAGCAGCACTAGTTGCCTCTTCGTCATTAACATGAAAATCATTTAAGTAAAGTTGTCCTAGTTCTGTCTCCAACGACACACCATGAACTGATTTAATAGTCTCTGTAGAATCAGTGTATTCAACTTGAATCTCAAAGTTTTTATAATCATCAACATTAACGACTTTTAAATCAATTAAATCGTCCCATACTGGACACGGTTTTCCATTGATATATTTATGTACCTCAAACGATATTTCATCTAATCCATTCCCAACAAATGAAGTGCTCCAATTTGTATACTTTGAAATCTTACCTATAATATCAAAATTACGTGTCTTTAATGTCAAAGAAGGCTCTTGTATCTTATTTGTATATTTGTCTAGCTTAATTAATTCGCTTAACTTTCTCATACAATTACCCTCCTTGGTTCTCTATATTTAATATTTACTTTGATATCGTTTGTAGAATTTGTTTTTAATACATTAACCCCTTTAACCAATCTTATAAATTTCCAGTTGAAATCTGGAGCAGTATCAATTCCGGTTATAATATCGTTTTCAGAATCCATAAATATATTATCTGATATATTTTTAAAATCACTCTGTTTATTATTTGATAAAGTTTGCATAGCATCCGATTCATTATAAATATAAAAATCACCACTACAACCAGTAATGGTGATTTCCGGATATACATAAGTATCAATATCGCTATTAATATAAAGATAGAGTGGAGTAGAAGAGTTCACTGTTTCTTCATGCTCTTTAAAATACATTTCTTCTTCTGCACCAAACCCATAACCACAATCTGATTCCACAACTAAATCAAAGCCAACAGTTCTTCCATTAATCTGGTGTGGTGTCATGTTGAACATTACGTTATACCAAATATCGTTATATCCATCTTGTTCAAACCTGAACCAATTATATCCATCTTTTTTTAATAACCAACGTGCAATTTCACTTTCTTCATATTGAGTAAAGTACATTTTCTCATTATCAACATATGTACACGGATTTTTTGCAATAGAAAAACTCCACTGCAAAACAGATGCAAACTGTCTGCCATAGTATGTATATCTATCTCTGTTAGGTGTCTGTACAACATTAAATTCTATTTCGCCACCAGATGCTGGTTCATTATCGCCATCGAAACACACTATCATTAAACCCAAATCGCTTGCACGCTGATCGTCAAATAAAAAATCTGTTGCAAACATATAATCACCACCTATTCATTGTCTTTCGTAATTTCTTTTGTCATCTCATTTAATTTTTGTTTGTATTCTTTTTCTATCTGATGAAGTTCATGAATTCCTAGCATATATTTTTCTCTTAATGCATCCACATGTTCCATTAATGCCTTGTATTCGTCTTTGTATTTTTCCATGTCTGATTGCAATTCTTTGAGATTTGCATTTTCACGTTTTAAACGTTTATTCTCTTTTATTAATACATCAACCACATCATCATTTTTTTCTTTTCTTTTGAACATTTAAAATTCCTTTCTTCTCCTATAACAAAACAAAGAAAGGGCAGTAGCACCCTTTCTTTGCTAGGTTATATTTATTGTTATTTCACACTTCTTACGCTAAGTCTGCCGCCACCATTCATACGGTCAACAGTAACACTTTGTAAAGCTTTTTGTACTTTCTTACTATTCTGAATAGTAGCAATAAACTCATCTGCGTTCGTTACATTTGCCAATTCAAAATTAAATGTCACTCCACCATAATCAACAGTGTTTGTCTTTTGAAGATTAGAAACATTATTTAAAGAGTCTGGTAATCTATTTAACTGATGAACCATATCTGAATTTAGATCTACATTTCTAAACATTTCAACCATATTGGCTAAGTTTTTAGAATCAACCGGTGTTAAGATTGACTCTCCAACTTTGACAGATGCTAAAGCATCGTCTCCATTTTCTTTGATTCTCTTATTAATTGCACCGACAGATACAATTGTTCCACCTTTACTAAATCCTGGGAAATGAATCTGCTTCAGCGTTTTATATAGATTTCCAGTTTTTTTGGCATTATCATATGTGATTCCAAGAATACCTGCTAATTCTTTGAGTTCGGCAGATGACAATACTTTACCGCCAAACTTCGCATATAATTTCTTATTAATATCTGCGTATTCAGATTTAGCCTTTGTTGCCTTTGAAAGATGTTCGTTTACATATTTATTAGCCGTTTCTAACCTCATGTTGTTTAACTCATTATTATGAGAATTTAACTGACTAGTAAGATTTGCTTTCTGTAACTCTAATCCTTGTTTTTGTTTCTTTGAAAGATTCTTTTGTTTCAACCTTGCTTCAACATCTTCTAACTGAGCTCTTAACTTTTCTGATTTTATCTGACCTTCTTTAATAGCCATATAGTCTTGAGAAAAATCAGTTTTAGTACTGCTAGGTTGGTTTCCACCATTGCCATTTCCAGTTTGAGCACTTGGAAGAGCAGTTTCCTCTAACTTATTGACAATGCTTTCGGCATTAGCTTTTGCATCGCTTCCATTGAGCAGTTCTGATGTATCAATAGTATAATCATTCTTAGCAGCAATAGAAGATAAATATTCGTTGGCTTGACTTAAATTTTCGTTTGCAAGTCCAACCCCTTCTTGGAATAATCCTTGGAAATCTTCAAGTTTCTTCGTAATTAATTCTTCATACTCAGTAGCCAAATTATCCAACATAGACTCCTGATCGCTCAAGTATCTTTCGTATTCTGTTTCTTTTAAATCTTCCTTGGCTTCTGTTAACTTTGTTGACAATTGCTGACGTTTTGCCATACCTTCTTCTGATGTATCACCAGAGTAAGCGGCTAATTGTCTTTGAAGAGTATTGATATTTGTAGTTTTCTCTTTGATGGATTTCTGATATGAATATAAATCTTTCTCGGCCTGCAAAGCTTCTTTTTTGTCGTTAATTAACTGTTGAACCATCTCAAGCTCTGCTTGATATTTTTCTTTCATTAAATCAACGATTTCTGACTCAAGATTATATGTTTCCTGAATATCATCTTGCCACGTAGTATATAACTCATCTATTTTTGCCTGTAAATCATCAATAGAATTAAAGATAACATCTCCGTCACTATAAATACCATTAGAATCAGCACCTTTAGCCAAAAGAGCTTGCAATTTTTTGATTTCTACCTCGTCTTTTTCAGCTTTTTCTTTTGCCAAATAATACTGAGCAGAAGTAGAACTTAATCTTGCAAGTCCTGCTTCTGTAAATATTCCGGTTTCATTATCTGCACTTTTTTCATGTTCAAATAATGATTGCAAAAACTCTTGCTCATTAATAACCCTGCTAATCGCATCGGCCATATCATTGAATATGTCATAATGCAAATCAGTAATAGCATTATTTAACTCATATATTTTTTGTGTGCATTCAGAGATAGAATTCTCTACTTCTTGGATCTCATTAAGCGCATCATACCAATCATCAGAACCTTTCATTCCGGCTTCTCGCATTTTATCAAGACGAGATTTTAATTTTTTTAACTCTTTTTCTCGTTTAGATTGTATGTTGTCTGTTAATTTTTTCTCCGATTTATAATAAGAAGCAGTAAGTCTTTTCCCTGCGCCCTCAATCTCTGCAATTTGATTGTCAATATCTTGAATTTTGTTTTGAACATTTCCAATTTTGTTTTCAAACTCATTTGCAACATTGTCAAATTGCTGTTTTCTTGCTTCACGCAAAGCAGTAGTATATTCTTCTTGTGCTTTTTTGTAATTTTCAGCAGCTTCTACACTAGCTTTTAAAGCATAATTATACTTTAAAGCAAGTTCATATGCCTTTGTGCCAACCTCAAACATAGACATATCTAATTCTTCTTTATTTTTAACAGAAGATTTGATTAGCTTTTTCTCATCTTCAGATACATCAGAAGAGTTTAATCCTTTTTTCAATAATTGATTGCCCCAATTATTAACATTGAAAGTTGCCCAATAATCAGCACGTTTATATCTTTTAAGAATTTCTTTCTCTTGCTTTATGTTTTGACTGATTAATTTATTCTGAGATTTGTAACCAATAGCATTTTTAAGTTTTGCATCAAGCAGTTCAAGTTTCTTTGCAAATTCTTCGACTTTTTGCGCACATCTTTCAATTGGGATATTAAAACGTTGTTCAACAGCTTCCTCAAATCCATCCATTGCATCAATAGCTTTATCATACCATTCTTGATAAGATTTGATTTGGTTTGCCAAGGTTTCATCTGTAATAGTCTCAATATCCATTGAACCATCACGAACTTTACGCTTATATTCTTCGCTAAGACCGGATTTATCAGCTTCAATCATATATCTATCATTGGCTGCACTTTGCGTATTCATTTGTGCATAAAGGTTGTCACGTAGCTTTCTATAATATTCACTAATCATCTTGCCACTAAAAGCCGATTCTGCATATTTTAACCATTTTTCACCTTGGCGTTGAAGCTTCTTTAATCTGCGCTCGATCCAGTCAAAAACTTCTTCAAAAGTATCTTTAAGCTCTTCAGAAGACTTATCAAGCGAATCTTTGTTAGAGCCAGAACCACCAGAACCTCCACCTTTATACTGAGGAATATTAAGTTTTAGATCGACAGAAGTAGAACCATTTAACGCATCGTTAACTTCTTTTTTTGCATTAGATTGTAAAATATCTCTAACCGATGAAGGAATATAGCCACTACCAGCTTTAACTTTATTCAACATATTTAAATATGTTATTGCTCCACCCAATGCTTGGACATAACCAATAATATTAGAAATATCTTTACTGAAATCAAGAACAGTGCCATTTGCTGTTTGTTTTGCGAGAGCAAGCCTCATTAAACCATTACAAGCTTCTTGAGAATAACCTTGTTCTGCAATAAATTGATTTATTTCTTCAACAGTTGCATTTGCAAGTTCTATTGATTTCTTTGTAACGAATTCTTTTTCAAGTGCGAGAGAAGCGTATTTCGATTGTAGTGTATCAATCACTACTTGCTCGGCATTCATTACACCCATTTCATTTAATTGGGATATGTAATAATCTTTATTTTCCTCTGTTAAGGCAGATAAGAAGTTGGCATTATTAACATATTCTGTCGCAAGTTTATTTGCAGCCTCTTGACATTCTTCCATAGATGAATGAACATTACCTAAGATTTCTTGAAACGCAGTCCAAGATTCTAAACCTTGAATATCTGCATCAAATCCACCCAAAGTATCAGCACTAACCATACCCTCAGACTCTTTTTCTCCAAGAGCAGAAGTCATTGCTGTAATACCGGAACGCATAGATGATAATTGCTGTGAAGAAGTAACCATTTCATTAATTGCTCTAGTTGCTTCAACAACAGATATACCAATATCCTTAAAATATTGTTCAGCACCATCAACGGAAGATAATGCTTCATACGACAATTTTCCAGCTTCTGCTAATGCTAAAAGTTCCTCTTTAACATTTTTATATTCTTCAACTTCAATTGTATCAAGATTGTTCCATGCTTCTTCAAATGAAATACTTGTTTGATTGCTAAAATCACTTGTAGTATCCGGAAGTTGTTTCATTTCATCAACTAAAGCATTAATATGTTGAGCCGTGTCTTCCGCAGTAGCACCAGTATTTTCTAATAATTTTTTATAATTCTCATTAGATTCTAAAACACTAGCGTCCAATTTTCCTTCTTTTGCTAGATTTTCTAACTCTATTTTGTAACTAGAAAAATCTTCAGAATTCCAAATGTCATCAAAACTTATTTCAGCACGTTCTCCACCATATCCTAAGATTTCAGCAGTAATATCAAGAATATTGTTTAAATCTTGCTGTGCATCTTTTAATTCATCTGTCATCGCATACTCGCTAATTCCACCAATTTTATCATATAAATCTTGATAATCTTGTGATGCTTCTGACATATATCCTTCAAGTAATTCTAAATTATTTCTTGCGTTTTCTTCTATGTCATCCCATCCATTGGCTTGTGCATTAGACAATATCTCTTCTTGTTTTTTATACTGTGCAATTAACCAAGACAAGTCATTTTTATAAGTATCCCAACTTACACCTTCCAACAAAGAACTATTGGTATAAAAATCAATTTGATCTGCCGCACCAATATTTCTATTTTTTGTGTATTTATCATAGGTATCTTGAACTTCAGCAACAACCTTTTTCTCGGCTTCTTTGTTTGCCTGTTCTAACAGGAATATTTTTCTTTCAAGCTCATCGTTTGTTTTGACAAGCTTTTCTAATTCATCTTGCTCAGTAAAGGTCAAATTGTCTTTTGCGTTTAGTTCGTCAATTCTTTCTTGTGTGGTTTTTAATTCATCATTAATGTTTTTAAGTTCTGTTTCTGATTCTTCATAGGCTTGGATAGCGTCATCTAATTTCTCTTTTTGCTCATCCATTGTAACGATTAGTTCATCAATTGCCCAAACAATTCCTTGTATAGCCAGAGTTATAGCTATACCAGTTATCATATTTAATGCGCCAGCTAATAACTTTGCTTTAGTTGCTGCAAAACTCATAGAAGAGGCAGAATTATACATAGAATTTGACAAACCATCAATTGATGCCTGCCCTCTTTCTGTAGAATTTAAATACGTCACAACAGAATCGTCTAAGCCTCCAAAACTTTCAGATAAATCATCTACTGAAACAGAAGTATTATTAAAGGCATTGATTGCGCCACTAAGAGTGGTTTTATCCAGTTCCTCAAATGTAGTTTTTACAGAATTTAATTCTTTGAATATGTTAGTTAAACCACCATCATCAGTTGCTTGAAATATCAAACTATTGATTAACCATTGTGGATATGGTAATATTAAAATGTTATTATATAATTTTCTTATTTATTGAAAGGCTGGTTGTTATGGCTAAGTATCAAAGACATAAAATTTCTTATTGTAATATTTGTGGATACGTTGATTTAACAGAAAAAGAAGTTGAATGTACTTACTGTAATATACCACTAAAGAGTACAAGCGAATATTTTGACGAAATATGTTCTCAACTAGAATCTACAAATAAAGAAAGTGTAGAAGAATACGTTCGTCAACTATATGTATATTCTGACGACAATTTCAACGAAAACACCATGTCTGATCGTGAAGATAATAAAAATATCTCCGATCAAATTGACTATTTCGAAAATATAATCATAAATGGATATAATGAAAGTAGTTGCAAATGTCCCAAATGCAATAGTTCTAATATTCAAATAGTACCTCGTAAATGGTCAATTATAACTGGTATCTTTACCAACAAGACCGACAGAGTGTGCGTAAATTGTATGTACAAATGGTAGAAGAGAGGTGTGCTAATTACAATCTCTCTAATACATAATGAAAGGACAAACCTATGACCCTCGAACAATTACTTGCTATTACACAATTCGGTACAAATATTACCATCTCTGTCAATGATTCAAACAGAGAATTTGTATACGACTTATCTACCAACAGCAACTCGGCTTTTATTGATTTATTAAACTATACCGTTAAGTGTGTTTATGTTGATAACAACTGGTTAATGATTGAAATTTAATAGAAGAGTGCATAATAAAAGACGTTACTGAGTGGTAGCGTCTTTAAGTTTTGTCAATAAAATTAATGTTTGGCTTCCTATCTTCCACAACATGATAGAGTACGATAGGAGAGTACTCTTTAATCATTCCGTCATGCTCGGATGTCTTTTGTTAGGGTTGTAACAAATCGTGATTAGTCCAATCTGTACTTTTTTCTTATGTATATTTATATTAAACATTTATATATTTTATGTTTTCCGGTTTGTAACGTGTCTTCTCTATTCACTTGTAGACACAAACAAGCCCCTAACTTTCTCAATAGAATGCGAAATCACATCTATTAAAGCAGTTTCAAATTCCATTACAGTATCTGACTTGCTTTAATATTTTAGTCGGTTGAGAATCCGACCCGTCTGGAGCGCATCTTCATAGAACATCGTTTCATATAATTCTATGCCGCAGTTGTCGCTCTCTGAGGGCTTCCTTGTTTAAAGCTATCCCTGCGACTAATACCAGTGTATAATCTGTTACTTTCTAAATAGAAGAGTGTTATACAGTGTAGGTACTTTATCGCATATTGTGCGTGTATGTTTACCTCTATGTATCTCATAAAGGGCAGTATAAAAACCTTATGTATCCACAAGGGGCTATACTACCGAGGGCATATTAAATGAAATGAGGACGTTTTTAAAACCCCATTTACCCTCGCCTTTGAAGGATTTCATGGCTGCAAAGATTCCGCCGCCAGAAGTTAAAAGTGTTGGTATTAAACCTAATGTATCTATGATTTCAGTAAGAACATCTATAAATCCTCTACCCGCATCAATTGCTCCACCTAAAAAATCAGAATCTAATACAGTGGTTGATAATATTTCCAAGGATGCTTTAAGCTTATTGGTACGAGCCTCAAGTCCTTGTTCCCATTTTTCTTGTTCTTTTCTAGCCGAACCTTCTGACTCTTCAGCTATTGCATAAGCTTCTTCTATCATTTCCCAGTTCGAGAGAGCGGCAGCCAAAGCATTTCCTTGAGTTTTCCCGGCTAATTTTTCGAGAAGTGCGGCTTGGTCAATATCTGAAAGCTTATCCCATTCTTTTCCGATACCAACAACAATTTCTTTTATATCTTTGTAAGTAGAATCATCAACCATGATATCAAAACCGGTCATGCCTTTTATCAATTCTCTAAGTTGAGATGTAGATTCTACCATTCCGTCTGTTTCAAGACCTGCTTCTTGTAATTCAGCAGTAGCTCCACGAATACGCATAGAAACAGTTTTCCACATATTACCTACACGAGTAGGATCTTGAACTACAGCATTAGTTGCGGTAATCAAAGCAATTGATTCATTTAAATCAGTATTGGCGGCATTAAAAGAAGCGGCACTTCGTTGTAATGCTTCACCAATTCCTGCCGAATCTATTGGCATACGGTTCGCAACTTCGTTGAAAGAATCAACGATTTTCATGGCTTCATTGGCATCCATTTTGAAACCTTGAAGTGTAGAAATTAAAGAATTGTTAGCAGTATCAATATCAATACCATCGCCAACGTTTTTATAGATTGTAGCAACTTCTGCTAATTGTTCTGCATCATCTGCATTATAACCCAAACGGCTCCAATCAGCAGTAGCAGAAATTATATCGGAAACAGTAGAACCCAAATCTTTTGCAGCTTCTGTTGCATGTTCAAAACTTTCTTCAAGTCTAGCTCCTGTCATGTCGGAAACTTTTTCCAGTTCTATCATCTGAGTGTCAATGTCTACGACATATTGATACGCTTCTCTTATTGTTTGAATAAAATCATAAATACTAACATAAGTTGCAAAATAAGAAAAAACATCTTTAAATTTATTTCCGATTTTGTCAGCCATTGAGACTCCGGTTTTTCCAGTTTGCTCAATACGTGATTTTATATTAGAAAATTCTGATTTTAATTTATCAAATTCTATTTTATTTAAAGAATCAATATTATCTCTTGCTTCTTGAACTCTTTTCAGTAATAGTTGCAGTTCGCTTTTTAATTCCTTTGGAGCTGCTGTATTAAGGTTGGAATATCTTGAGATACCTGAAATCAAATTATCTACATTCGAAATTTTGGCACCTCGAAGCTCTTCACCATTTAAATTTTTAATTGATTTTTCTATGTCAGCAATGTCATCTTTTAACCGTTTTATCTCTTCTTCATTTGCAACATCAATAGGCAATCGGCTTTGTAATTCGTATATCTTATTAGCTACTTCGTCATAATGTTTGCTATAAGAAGAAATTTTGCCGTCCGGACTTTCCCATTTTTCTAACTTTCCTTGTAAAGAATCGACAATATTATTTGCATTAAATTCTTTAAGTTCTTTGAGTTTTTTATTAAAACTATCTTGTGCGTCAGCAGCAGCATCGACAGCATTTGCATATTTCCCTTGACCGACTATTGCCTCATTAATCTCTGTTGATAAATCTTTAAAATTATTAACATTGTCGGCACCATTTTTACCATCACTAAGAGTGCCTTTTATTTTTTTATCTAATAACGAAAAATAATCTTTTAACTTTCCAGTTAATTCGTCATATGCATCAGCAACTTTTTTTACTTTTAACTCTTCATCTTCGGCAATTGCGCTATCCCATGCTTGACCAATATCTTGAATATATGTATCTTTTGGGATGTAACCTTCTTTCGATGGATTGGTTACCTTTTCAGCAGGTTTTTTAGCAGGACGTTTTTCTTTTTGATCGGCTTGCTCTTGAGTTACTTTAATTTCTAAATCACTAACAGCCTTTACTTTATTAGAAATATCATTTAATGTAGAAGATAATTCTTGTAACTTAGAAATCTCACCATTAATAACTTCATCAACAATTTGTCCCTCTATAATAAATGCGTCTGTTTTTTTGTCAACGGCCTCAACAACATCGGAAAGAGAAGATGTTAATTCTTTTAATTTTGTTTTTTCAGCATCTATTGTAGTATCTACAATCTCTTTTTCTTTCTGAAAATTATCAACATTGGGAGAAGCTGAAGAAATATATGCTTTATTTAATGCAGAATCCTTCTTTTCTTCCGAAGCAATAACTTCTTGGTTGCTTTCAATAATATCCTGATTTTCTTTAACAATATTACTCGCACTATTATTTGATAAAAGAGGAGTTTGATTAATTCTAGAAAGAGCATCATCAATATCATTCTCATGGATACGAATTTCTATATCTTTTTTTTCTGGAATTTTGTTAATTTTCTCTTGAATTATATCAGTATTAGCTATAGCTTCTTGAATATCAACATCAATTTTTATTTTTGATTTAGTATTTAATTCATTTAAAAGAGATGTTATTTTTTCAACTTCTTCACTATTAATATAACTTTTGTTTGAAAGATTTTGCTCTAATTCCTTTGTTCGCTTTGATATTTCTGTTGTTTGATCAGAATCATCAAAATTAGATTTTACCGAAGAAGATTGCTCTTTTAATCTAATTTCTTCTTTAATTCTATCAATAATGTGTTGATGCCATTTTTCTTGATTTTTAAGTTTATTAACGGCTTCTTCATCAATCTTAACATTCTGCGAAAATGCCTTCGCTACATTTATAAAAGAACCCATAGAAGACGAGTCATATCCTTTAGACTCAATATATTTATATAAAGAACCTATCTCTTTTCTTAATGATAAAAATTCAACATTAAAAGGTTTGTTTTTCCCTTCCGCTTTCAGTTTATCAAATTGTGCATTTAATTCTTTTAATTTATTAATTGCATCTTCTTCGGACAAATTGCTAAAAGCAGCACCATATTTTTTGAATTCAGATTGAACTTGTTTTAATTTTTCTGATTCTTCTTCGAGATTTTCGTTTAATTCCTTAATTGATAAAATACTTGAACCAACCGCACCGTCTAAATTTAAGTTCTGATATGCTTGAATTGTTTTATTGATACTCGATATTTGTTTCTCGATTTCAAGTTTTTCTTCTTTTAAACGCATAACAGCATCTTCATCTCCGTCATTAGAGAGAATTGATATAGCTATATTATTTTTTCTAGATTCTAATTTTTCTAATTTCTCGTTAAGTGCGTCAATCTCTTTCGATGTTGATTTCACGTTTTCTGTATTTACCAACTCAACATCTTTATTACCATTAGAAACTTTATTAGCCGTTTGTTCAACTTTCTTTAAAGCATCAATGATTGGACTAAAAATAGTGGAAGACTGATTGTTTTGTAAATCAGATAAACTAGTAATAAGTTTTCTTCTAATAGTTTCCATCTGTTTTTCAACTTCTGGAATTAATTTTGTATACTCAAGACCATCAGTTGATAAGTCAAAAAGCTTTGTGCCATCACTTAATACTTTATTTTTACTAGTTAATTGAGCATTTATTTTTTGAATTTCAATTAATAAACGATATACTTCTGATAATTCTTCCGTAGATAACCCAGTAAGTTTTTTTTGTCCTAATATATTATTTACAGTTTCAACATCTGATTTAAATTTATCTAAATATGGTTTATTTTCTTTATAAAAATTAGTGAAGCCAGTGCTTCCGTATGCTTTTTTGGTTTTACCACTAAGCTTATCGAATAATTCATCACTTTCTTTTTTTAGTTTTTTAATATCTTCTCCAACAACTTTAATACCCTTGTTCAAATCAGAAGATACTAAATTTTTTATTTCAGTCTTATCAAGCAAATTTAAACTTTTCTGAATATTGTCAATTTTATCCTGATATTTATTAAAATCAGTAAAATCAATATCAAGCTTAATAATATTACTTTTTGCTAAAGATTGAAGTTGTTTTATAAAACTACTAAAAACTCCATTATCATCAATCTTTACATTTGAAATCGTTAAAACTTGATTATTAACAGAGGCTTTGGCTTCCTTAATTTTGGCTTCAATTTCTTTAGTAATAGCATCTGCGTCAGCTCCTATATTCAATATATAATCAAATCTTTCGGCCATTTATTTACCTCCTATTTTTTCAATGCTCTATATATGGCATCTTTTTTAATTTTTTGTAATTTTCCATTATCAGATTTAAACTCGTTAAACCATTCATCCATTTGCTCTTTTGGAGACGGATAAGTTTTTGGAGGAATAGTTTTAAAATTTTTACTACTATCATCGTCTTTAGAAAATCCATGGACTCCTTCAACAAAAGCTCTGCTAAAAATCCATTCTTTATCTCTTGAATAAGGATTACCACTTATATTATCTGAAGATACACGGATTCCAATTTGATATCCATTTGAAGTTTTAGTAATACCTCTTGAGTAATCGTCATACACATTAGAGGCATTATAAATACTAAATGTTCTATTATAATATTTTGTGCTATAATCGCTATAAAATTTATCTACAATACGTTCATATGCAGATTCTATTTCAAACATTATGTTATAAGTCATTTCTCTCAAAATCTTATCTGTGATTTTTTTTGCCATTTTTTCTATCTCTTTATTGGCCATAATTAAATACTCCTCCCTTCTTAATCTTTAATAAAAAAATCAACCTCTAGGCTTTGACACCTAGAGGCCGCAGTAGTAGTAATATTTATTTTATTTTCTTCGCCACTTTATCTAATGTAGCAATAATCCTATTCATCTTTTTCTCATCACTAAGTACATCTGCAAGTTTATCCATTCCAAATCCGGCGTATGCCCCTAATTTCTGAGATGCAGTTTCAACTAAATCATTTACATATGCTTGAGTACTAGCATTTTTTGCATACCAATTGTCTAAAAGTAATCCATTAATTGAAGTGATTTCTCCAAGTTCTCTTTCTCCAATTGCTTCGAAAATCGGACTTATCAAATCATTTTCCATCAATAAATCATACATCTCATAAGATTTCGTAATATTTTTCTCGTCTTTCTCCGGTACAATATATGTATATAATGAAATGATAGCAGCATAGAGATTTAATTTGTTGACAAACATATCAATATAAGGAACGTCATCCTCCACAACACTTTTCTCTAACATCAAATTTAAAATCATTCTCTTTTCAATGATAGGGCAGTATGTACGTTTGATAATTCCTTTAATATGTTTTGCTTTTAATTCTGCACTTTTTATTTCATTATATTTTTTTACAAAATCCGTTACTAAAATCTTTTTTGTTTCACTCATAAAGTTCTCCTTTTCATTCCTTATTCTTTATTTGATTACTCTTCATATTCCTCAGTTTCTTCATATTCTTCATAATGATCGAAGTCACCATTCAAATATCTAATCTCATCTGTCAATTCAATAGCAGTAGAAGAGAGTCTTTTTATCATTTCCACATCATCTAAATCAACAACATCCATTTTTGTAATCACACTTGTTAATTTCGCTAAAATGTTACGAATACAGTTCTTCTCAAAGTCCGGATTAACTTCGTCCGAAAAATTAAAAATCAACTTATCCATCCTTTTACTCCTTTGACTGTTTATGATTATCTCTAATTTACCTTTTCAAGCATCTGCTCAATACACGAAAGACACAATTCTTGACCTTCATATTCATATAATTGTGTTTCTTTACCACACTCATCGCATTCCCATATGTAAGAATCATCTCTAAGAGTGCAAAAGGTCGTACACGGTAATCCGCAATCACAACAATTATTTACTTTAATTTTCATATCCTATTACTCCTTTTGACGATAAACACTAAAAGAAAAATAACCTCTATCATCCGTCCATATCTCAAACCTGTCATTCCATGCATCATATTTAATATGATTAATTTGTGGACATGTATTGCAGACGTGGATGTATTCTTTGTCTGATATTTGGTTATGTCTATCATTTAAGTATTTCTCTAATTCCCAATCGTACATTGTTCTTCACCATACTTGTTTTTAATTTCATCTAAAAAAGAACCAATTCCATACTTGAAATTAGTTCTTTTCTTCATAGACTCTATTTTAATAGGAGAATATTTTAATAAATCTAACATCGTAAAACTCTTTTTATTTAATTCGTTTATCATCCTATCAAAATCGTTAATATGTATAAAATATGTTAATTCATTATAATTAGGAGTACCTTCGTTTATTCTATAATTCAAAACAAACCCCGGAACTACACCTTTGTATTTTGCAAATTCTCTTAATCCTTCTATTTGATGATAATGTATTTTGGCAGTCTTATTTGTTCCTTTTTCTTTTTCAAATGTATAAAATTTATCTTTAGTGGTTTTTAATTCTAATGCCAGTAAAGTACCTTTATCAAATAAGAAAGCATCACATGGGTTCTGCCAACTAAACCTTGTTCCTTTATCTTGACTCCAGCTTTGTGGAGCATCGTGCAATCTATGATACATTACATCATCAGGAATAGAGGATTTAAAACTATTCTCAAATTTCTTTCCTACATTTTTGCTCATATATATTTATCCTTTTTCTCATACATCATTTATTTATTCTTATAAAACACCTAAAATGCGTTTCCAAGATTTACCACCGTTTGTAAATTCCCCATCTATAACACAGGCATTTGCTTTTTGCCATGCTTTAACAGCACTGTCAAATTTGCTTCCCGCAATACCATCTTCAATACCACAATCATAGCCAAGCGCATTTAAATATTTCTGCAATGGTTTTACAACTTTATGCTTGTTGTTTATCTTTTTAGAAACAGTAGGCAGTGCACCCAATGTTTTATTTCCCACAATACCATCAACTTTAACTCCAATAGCAGACTGAATATCTTTAATAAACTGTTTCTGTGTGTATTTTTCTTTGACAATAGAAGTAGTAGAAGAAGTAACATCATCTTTATCTTTAGAAGACTTATTCATCAATTCGTTATAACTAATCATCATAATATTTCTATCAAGTTTCTGTTTATAAAAATCACTTGAAATAGCATCTGATGTCCATTGATGAATCGCTACGGTTCTACCAACGCTAGGTGTTTTTATTTTGTTAATATTTTTAGTGTATTTTGCAATCCATAATGGATCTGTGATTAACTTCTTATTAAAATATGTATTAAACATATGCTCTCCGGTATAAAGCATACACACGAACCCTTTTGCTTTTACGACTTCTGCAAACGCATTATATTGTTTCGCATTTGTAGTTTTTCTCAACAAAGATTTCATACTGTTTTCTTCCATGTCATACGCAATTGGCATATCTAATGTTTTATTTCCTAACCAATCTAAAACTCTTTTGGCATCTGCAATTCCATCATTTTCCGTTGTTTTTGTTGTGTAAAAATATACTCCAATTTTCATGCCGGCAGCTTTCGCTCTCTTATAATCTGTTTCAAAACAAACATCTTTTGTTTTATCATATCCAATTCTTAAAAATACAAATTCATATCCGGCTTCTTTTGCTTTTTTATAATCAACGCCACCAGCTTGCCATTTAGACGTATCAATACCTTTCATATCTTATTTCTCCTTCGTATTCATCTATTCACTTAATAACTGATTTACATCAATCTGTTCTCTTATCTCGACTGGCATACTTGCAATCACTTTTGGGACATTTTCTTTAGCTGCCTTACGGAAATAGAACGCATTCGAAACGGCCACTTCTGCCCACGCCAAAGAAGCAACAGTAGTAATATTGGTTACGTCATAACCCATAAATGTTCCGACAACCACAACGATTGATAATGTAATTGATGTAATATAACTAAAAAGTATAATTTTCTTACTTGTTTCCATATCTTTTCACTTTCTTTCTATTTCTTTTTAATTAAATAAGAGCAGTATGAATTAACACACTGCTCTGTAAACATATATTATTTCCTTATAAATCCGATAAGCTAGATTGTTCTACTTGAACAATTCCATCTTCATTAAAATATTTTCCAATCATCTCATCTGCTGTAGTATCATTATACAGATTAACCATATCTGCTGAATCCCAACCTATAATTTCTTGAATGACTGAAGATGGTATATTATTTTGGCTTAACTGAGTTGTGAACATATGTCTGAGTGAATGCCAGTAATAATCCTTACCTAAGAACTTTGTAAATCCATCAGTCCAACTATCCATTGTACTGGTATTCATTTGCTGTTCGTTATCCCACTCACCATTAACTTTTAATGGAAACAACCATTCGCTTGTAATACCAAGTTTTTCTCTTTCTTCAAGCCATAATTTCAAATATGGATCGAACTGATTCTTTAACACATACAAGTGTAAAAGTTTACCCTTAGAACCTCGTCCTTTAGTAACAACCTTTTCCGGTGTCTTATATAAAGAACCAAACATTACATTCTCTTCATTAAAATAAGATACCTTAAATCTAGGTATCTCTGCTTTTCTTCGCCCGGAATAAACTGCTAATGCAAGGACACAGGCTTTCATATATTTCTTATTCTCAACTAAATGATCTAATAATTTTTGAATTTCTTCTGGTTCAAAAACAGTCTTTTCACGAACTGCTTCATTAACCGGATTTTCTATTTTCTTAATAATAGAACGATAACCTTCGTATTCTTCTTCCTCGTCTAAAATATTTTCAATAAAACTTGAAAGAGAAGAGATCACTGATTTTACTCGTCTTGTTCTCTTGGGACTCCATTGCCATTCATTGATTGCATAATTTTGAAATTTTGCAAATTCACGTTTAGTTATTTTTATAAATTCCTTATTGTTGTTATTCTGTAAATTCCACACCCAAAATATATTCAAATCACTTTCATATTGTTGAATAGTGGTTTTCGCTCTATCAATTGATTGCAAATAATCCAAAAATTCTTTCGTAAGATAAGTGTTTTCTTCGTTTATTTGTGTTAATAACTCTGGTGTCGTTATATTGTTATATACTGTTTTTCTTGCCATTTATTTCCCCCTTTTCTTCTGTAATAATAGAGTAGTAGACAACAGGCTCTAAATTAATTTAATTCGTGTTTACACCATAAATCATATGCCTCTTTACTTTCTTCTCTATCAAAAATAAATACTAAAATTGGCTTCCCTGTTTTAATATCTCTAGACGAATATAGATCAATTAAACCTACTCCATAATCCATATATGCTGCTACTTGTTGCATATTTAATATTCGAACTGCTTTATTAGGGTCGTATGTTTTCCCTGTAAAATTTGATTTTACCATCATTTTTCTTCTCCTTTTATTCCTCTAAAAGTAAAAAAAGGGATATACAAACTAAAAAAATAGTAAGTATATCCCTTATGTTATATCTGGTTATTTTTATTTAATCTACTTCACTATTTTTCTTTTTTCTATTTTTCTTTGGAATATATTCCATTTTCTTTACTGGCTTTTCCTCAATAGTCTCTGTTGTGGAAACTTCTTCTGTAATTTCTACTTCCGGAACAGTTTTTTCTTCTTTTTCTTCAACTATTTCAACAGCTTCTACGAGAGGTTCTTCGTAACTTAAAACTCTTGCAATATGAGTCTTGATACCATTTTTTAAACTTTCATCAACAGAAACATTTAATTTAATCAATTGTTCTTTACACTGTGCAATTGTAAGACGTTTAAATGTTTCATCTGTAAGTGTTTTAAAAATTTCAGAACAACGTTCACAACAAAACATATTATAAAATGTTTCTTTTTTTGTTTCTGATGGACATGTAGGACAGTGGTAATATTTTTGGCCGCACGTATAACATTCTCTATTTGTTTTTGCCATTTTATTTCTCCTTTATCTTTTACTCTATGCGATTCTGTTTGTATCTAATTTTGTATTTGGTTTTAATATATTGCCATTTAAATATGACTCTATTATAAAAGGAATATCAATTCCTGATTATTTTCGCTTTATCTAAACATCATTGTTTATAATTAAAATTACACATTTCTTTTTACTTATAAACTTTTATCCTCCGTAGATAATCTCCGAATTTTATGCATAATAAAAGAGAGGGTTCGGAACACCCTCTCTTATCAATTGGTTCATGACTTCCAATCTATTTATTATTTAATAACCCAACACACTTTGACATGTGTTGAGCCAAATTTATTAATCCTCTTCTGGGATTACAATAGTGAAAAGTTTCTTTTCTTTGTCGCAGTAATTCTGCATTGCACGAATGACGAACGGATGTGTGCCATCTGTTGCGAATGTATAATCTACATTACCATCAAGTTTAGCACTAGGGAATACAACGTATGCATGAATCAATGTATCCGGATCGCATACAGATGTACCGAGTACTTCTAATACGAATTTACCTGCTTTCGGGAAGTCAACAGCATTAGCAGTAACAGCAGTAGCCTCCTCAGAAGCATATTCATACATTACAAATAACTGAGAACCAGCAGTTAAACCTGTAGGTAAGCTAATCGTATGAGAAGCTTCATCATAAGCAAACTCATCTGCACTTGCTGCACTACCAGCCGCATATGCTTTACCAAGAGTGCCATCACCATTTAAAGCATAAATCTTAGTAATTGCTTCAATAGGAGTTTTCTTTGTTATATATGTTTCTGCGTCTGTACCTGCAACATCAATTTCTTCAAAAGCCGGAACTGTAATAGTAGAAGTAGAAGAAGCAAGTTCTACATCACGGCCAAGCTGTGCTGCATACAGAGATAAATCGAAAATAGAGTTAGAAGCAGAGAACTCCGCTGTACGTCCACGGTCGAACTCCTGAATTACAGATCCAAGAGCATCTACTGCCTGAGCCGTATCAGATAATGCTACGTTTAAGCTAGGGTCTGTAATCTGGTTAATAGACCACATATATTCGCCATTTTTCTTTGTCATAATACCACGCAGTACGTGATCAATTACAAAATTATTTACCATAATAATTTCCTCCTTATTTTGTCGTTTTTGTTTAAGTTGTTTTATCTAAAAAGAACACAATAAAAAAGAAGCTTAATCATCTAAGCTTCTCATCCAATTGAATTCCTTTTTATTTATTTTGCTACAATCTATCATTCCACTATAACTTCCTTGGAGAAGAGAAGTAGAAGATACATAAATCTGTGCTCCTTGCACAGTATCCATAAACTCATAGAGTCCACATTGTTTTAATTCATTACTTTTATATTTAAAACCTGGATATCTCATCATTGCAGATATTAATGTTTTTAACTGTGATTTATATGGTTCTTTTTGCGACTTTTGAATTCTATCTCTGTCTAATTGTATTAATATTTTTTTAGTAGTTTTATTGGCTGCTTTTTCAATTTTTGGTTTTATATTATGAACCCTTCTAATATACTCAACTATTTTCATATAAATTAATTTGTCAATAACAATATCAGATTCTTGGTCATATAAAACCAATTCATCATTTTCAGAACTAGTATATAAACCAAATTTTGATAAATCTAAGTCACCAAGAACTAATCGAGTAGATTCCGGTGTAAGACTTCTAGTAAGCATAGCAAATAATTCAAAATCACTTAATGTTTCATAATCTATACCCATATCAAATAATTGGCTTTTCATATCACTTGGTATGCACGTTAAAGTATGAATCATTCCGTAATATTTACGTTCTCCAAATTTAACTATATCTCCAATTGTAGGGATATAAATTATAATCTTATCATTAATATGAAACGGTTCACAAAAATACATTTGCAATTCATCTATATCTAACAAGTTAGAATCGGTCATATTTATTACCACCTCTATTCCCTGTTAAATTATTAGGTGCTTCGATTTTGAATTTAATAGTCCTTGCATAATACTTTGTATCAATAATATCATTAAAATCATTAACACATTTTAACTGCATTCCCAGAGCATTAGTCCAACACAATAAATCCTTAACAATATAATCCAATAAATCAGTTCTAGGAATTCCATACTCGGTTTCCATATCATCTTCGTGTACTAAACACATAATGATTAAGTACTGATTTTTAATCACGTTATTAGTATAGGAAACATCAGTATCATCAATATCAAACATAACAAAATTTAACACTTCTTTCTGAATACCATTAAGCTTAAGCCAAGGCACGATTTGTTCATGTTCAATCTTTTCGTTGTAATCCATTATTTCCTGACGTAACTTTAATTCTTCTTCTGTTGGATTATTTTTGTCTGCGTATTTATTAAATGGTCTTTTAGGTTTTTGTCCTAAAATTTCAATTAAGTCAGGGTCTTCCTTAAACATTTCCATCAGTTTGGATTTCTTCCAAATGATGTCATTGTTCTTTTTATTTTCCAAATCCCTTTTTATATTAGCAATATCTCTTTTCATTAATCAGCCACCTCCACATCAATAGAAGAGTAATACTCTCCATTAGAGTCGCTAACTGAAAGAGTAAACTTTTTACCTTTAAGACTAGAAGCCTTTGCCGGTTTTAATGCAAGAATAGTATTATCAAACTTCGTCATTTTCATAAGACCGACATAGTATTCTTTATCTTCATCAGTAAATTCATCGTTCTCATCAATAAGCTCGATTTTCCATTGAGGGTCTACATTATCTGCGGAGAAAGTAACTCCAAAGTAATATATAGTACCTATTTCAAGTTTTGTTTCTACACCATCAACAAGTTCACCATCATCATCCGTTGTAAGCCAATTAATAATAGATGTCTTTTCGGCATCCGGTGTATCAACAATAGGAATATCAACCATAACATCACCTTCGTCTGTGTAATAATCACAAATCCGAAGTTCAATATTATCTCTCTTTTCGTTGAGTTCATCTTGCTTAATTGAGAGTTTAATAATACCCAATGGATTTATATCTAATACCTTTGTTACTTGATAAATTTTGGGTTCTAAATCATTATTGGATAAGAAGAAACGTTGGTTATAAAATACTGTACGTGTATCGCACATACCTAATTCTTCAAGTTTATCACCATATACATGATGTGTGTCAGGCAACCAAGAATTTGTTAAGTTATCTAAGCTTGCACTATACTGATCGACCCAGCGTCCTGATGTATAACTGGACGCACTTTTACTACATGCCCAACAACTCATTAACTTACCTTTATAAATCCATTTGAAATTCCAATCACATTTCAAAATCATATATCTAACATAAGCATTAGCTTCATCTCGACCAACAATAATCCACCATTGTTTTCTATTTTCTATTGGCTGGCTAAAAGGATTTAACCTTTCTTCTTCTGATAAATTAATATCAAAATCCGTATCATCCGGTACAATAACATAACTACCAACTGGATAATGTACTTTTGGTCTGAACTGCAAATAGTAATCTACAGCATCTTTTGAGATAGAAGGAGCAGAATGGAATTGATATTTTGCATCTTCCCATTTCCAACCATCTTTTGTCAGAATATAGACTTTTTTATATGTCGGGTCTAATGTAAATGTGTTATTCATAATTACATCAGATTGTGTTCTTTTGACCTGTCCGAGAGTATTTCCACGAGAAGATAAGTAATTTTTATAAGAGGAAATATTCATAATATCAACCTCCAATCTTATCAATCAAAGAATGTGCATCTAACACAAGTTTCCTATAAGCCTTATAATCAAAATCTACTTTTTTCGATTCAATGAGTGCAGCTTCTAACAAACTCATAATTGCCACAATCTCAGTAGGGTAGGAGAGTAATTCATTCAACCCATCCATTCGTCTCATCAATCCGTCAAAATATTTATTAAAATCTACATTAAGATATTCATCTTTTGTTTTTGGATCTTTGTATATTAAGAGCCAAAATAATTCTTTGTGTAACTTAACCTTATAGTTCTCCATTTGTCCGTCATCAAAATGTCCATAAATATGCTGCATGATTATTCACCATCCAGATAAGAGTTCCATGCATAACCTCTATCGGCTATCATGCGTCTCTGCTGTTTCTTGGAATCATTTACGAGAGCACGAAGTTCAGAAAGGTGTTGACTTTGGCTATAGAATTTTTCTTCTTTAGAACCAAACATCTGGGCAACATTATTAATGCTGTTTTTTTTAGGTTCTAACCAAGCAACAACAACACCAAGAGCAAGGATTTCTGTGATAAATTCTGTATCAGAAAATTCATCAACGGAATATTTCATTTCATAAGAAATCTCTTGCACTTCATCATCTAAACTGAATGCAGTAAATAATCTACGAACATAAGGGTTAGCAGAAGCAGAATGAATCCAGTTACACAAAAAATCATTCAATTCATCTTCCGGTAATTCTATAAAGTCATACGCCTCAATTTTACTAAAGAGACGTGAATAAATAGTATTATAATTTAAAGAGGTCATAAGTCACCTCCAACAATTAGAACATATTAGTTGTAACTAAAAAATTTGTATGATAAAACTCATCAAGTGCTTTAATTTTCTGCACAGAATCTAATTGTCCATTAAGAACCATCTTGCCTGCAATTTCTCTAAGATTATCCTTAGAACCACTAGGAAGAGCATTAATTGCATCCATCATTGCAGCCACCGGTAAAGACAAGATTTCTTTTAAATCTTTAATTGTATACATAGAATCATACACCTTCTGTACCTGTGGGAACTGAGCGAGAAAATCTTCGTCTTCAATAATAAAATGAGGAGCAAAGATATAAGATGTATTAGAACGAACAGCAGAAACCAAGTCCTGATACTCAACCTCTGTTACATCATTTGTGTTTGCCCACTTGTAAAAGTTATTAGACTTAATTCCACCCATAACCAAAACGCCGTCTACGATTGAACGACACATAACGCCATCCATTGCCTCGAACTTTCTAGGCTGCTTTACTACAGGAGCAGTTTCTTCCATTTCAACAACTTTATTTTCAGTTACAATTTCTACTTTATTTTCTACTTTTGGTGTTGCCACCTTATTTGTTTTTGCCATTGTTTTAGCCATTTAATTTTCTCCTTTTTCTCATAAATAGAGGGCTGAGTTAACAGCCCTCTATAAAAAATAATCAATAATTAATATAAATTAGAATGTCCATGTAGCGAAGTAACGTCCGATCTGAGTAATAATACCAAATCCTCTCTGTACTTCGTATACCTGAGTATCATCCATACGAACAGCCTTCTCGCCTACACCAACTTCATTGATTTCAGTTTCACCTTCATCAACAAGTTTAACGAACTTATCATCAATAGCAGGCATAATTAAGAGCTGGCCAGAGCTAATAAGTCTCTTCTGACCTTCAGGAAGATCAACGAAACCTACTGCAAATCTCTGAGGAATTTCAAGTAAAGAAGTTCCTTCGTAATCACCAAGTCTACCTGTATGAGACATAGCCTTCTTAGCGTCTTCATCTGCCCAAGTTACATCTGCTAATGCATTCAATTTCTTAAGAGCAGTGTTTGTACCCATAATATATACAGGGCAGTTACCGTTTGCTGTAGAAACGTCTTCGATTAACTGGTCAAATGTTTCTTTTGTTGTTGCAGAAAGAGCACCTGTGCCCTTGAACATAGTAGGAAGAGTAGTACCAGCGTTCATAACTGCAGCATAAGTATCATTCTTAATCTTTCTTACGAAAGCGTCTGCTGTCTGCTGAACGAACTTATTCCAATCTAATCTACCAGCAAGGTATAAAGAAACGTCAGCACCTACTGCGATACCGTACTTAGAAATAGTAGCAGATGTTGCTTCACCAGCACCTAATCTCTGAACAGTGAAATCATGGTGATCACCTGCAACCTTAACTACTGATAACAATACGTCTTCGTCTGTCCAGAATTCGTTCTTGTCACCTCTCTTAAGATTTCTATTATCAACATATTTGTCGAACCATTCATCAGCCTTAAAACCTTCTTCAACCGCAAGGTCAATATCTTCTTCAATTACTTCGAAGAATTCATTGCCATACTTCTTAAGAGCACGGTGAATATCTCTCTTAGAAGAGTTTTCATTCAAACCAAGAATCTGTCTGCTGTATGCAAGAATCTTGCTTTCAGCTTCTTTCTTAGATACTTCCTGTCCTTCTTCGTTATACATTTTTACGCCAGCTCTTAAATCTTCACGTAAATTTCTAAATCCTTCATAATTTTCCTCAGAAGCGAATACGCTCTGAACTCTATCATTTAATTCTGCAAATGTCATTCTCATTATATTTCATCCTCCTTTCTTATTAAGCTACCACGAATTTCTTACTAGCTACTGTAACTTCTTTACCAGCTTCAGGTGTACCTGTAAAACCTTCTGCTGAAACTTCTACAACATCACCAACTGCAAGGTCATATCCACGAACTACATCACCAGCAGCATTGAAGAATCTCTTCTCGTTTTTGAAGCTCTTTGTATAGTCCTCTGCGATAAATGCAGGCATATATACGAAAAGTTCATGATCATCATTAGCAGTAATTTCTACATACCAATTTCCGTTAGCAGCCTGTTTCTGGATAACACCAGTCATAGTAGAAGCTACTGCTTCCTCATATAAATCAAGGTCGATGAAGTCGCCCTTCTTAACAATTGCGCCATTGTCACAAGCTGCGCCAAGCTCGATATTGTAAATGTGTGCTCCGCCATTCTGAGCAAGTACCTTAGAAGGATATGCAATGGCATGTGTAGCATCGTAATTTAAATTTGTTGCCATAATTTTATTTCTCCTTTCGAAATGTTTTGTTTAATTTTTTGCATAAAAATAACACCTACAAAGAGGTGCTTAGTTAATTTGTTATTTAATTAAAATCCTTCGATTTAATTACTTAGAAAATAATGAACCATAACGGCTCTTTTTGTTTGCATTTGTCTGAATAGGTAATCTAGTCATACCAACAGACTTCTTCTCTGATTCAGCAGAGAAGTTGAGACTTCCTTTCTTAGCATAATCTAAGATGATAGCATCTAATTTACTCTTTAATTCATCTACAGAAAATTCTGTATGATTTTCAGCAAGAGTCTTGAATTCTTCCTTATCAGAAATAGAAGAGTAGTCTTCAGATACAAACAGAGCATCTTTCTGAGCAGTTTCTTCTTTTACTTGATACTCTTTTAACTGTTCAACAATAGCTGCATAATTAGAACGCATACTATTTAATTCTGCATATTCAGAATCAGTCAAAAGTTCTCTGTGCAGATTATATCTGTCCCCGTCAAATGCCACATTGTCACCATCTTTTGTATATAACTGACCATAGATTTTTTCTCCACTCCAGTTTTCGTATACAAAGTATGTATCATATACAGCACTGATATAATACCAATCATTATCTGCATCTTCGTAAGCAGAGAGAAGATTATAAAGTCCCCAACGAATATCATCATGAGAAATTTCATAAGTTCTTACAATATTTTCTTTCTGCTCAAACTGTTCAACATCGGCTTCACCTTCTGCTTTAGGCTCATCTTCTTCACCTTCCGGTTCTAATACTTCACCTTCTTCGCTAGAATTATCACTTCCGTCATCACCTTCAGAAGCAGGTTCTGGTTCAGTACCCTCTCCATCGGTGTCATCTTCTCCAAAAACTTCAGCAAACTTTGCTTCAAGTTCTTCGTCAGAGAGATTTTCATATTCGAAAGTAATATCTTCTACGGTCTTGCCATATTGGTTTAAAAGTTCTTCGAATTTCGTCACCACATTTCCTCCTTCCTCTAATGATGTATTTATATTGAAACGAGATAAGTTCTCATTCAATTTTTTAATTTCATTTAATAATTCTTCGTTTTCAGAAAACATACTGTTATTTTCTTTACTGAAATCTGCAATAGTAACTTGGCTTCCTTTCATGCCGGGGTTAACTTTTGCATTAAGTAAAGTTAGACCTGATACATAGAAATCGTCCAGTGTTAAAACCTTATCTGCGGTATTGAAACTCATTTCTCTAATATTCAATTCCACTGAACAATCTACAGTTTTACGTCTATTCATAATATCAACGGCATCTTGACAATATCCATCATAAAGATAACCATGTAGAATTGCTCTATTAACACCGTCTTCTTTGTCATACTCAATAGTATTGTCACCGAAAATAACACCAACAGGCTGTTCTATATATCTGATTCTTTCATTACCATCTCCATCTTCTTCAAATACAAAATCATGTGATCCAAAATCCTTTTCTCCGGTTTCTTCATCAATAACAATGCTTGCTAAAATAGGGCGTAGCATTGCAGATGGAAGAGTGTTTTCTAAAACTTCTGGCTTGATTTCTGATTTGTTGAGATTGATATGATCGTGATAAGCTTTTGCCACGAAAGGAGTAAGTCCTTCTTTGTCCTTATCTACTTTGTTTTCCTTTTCAAAAACAGCAGGCATCTGCACACAGATTTCTTCATTATTAGTAGCAGAGCTAAAATGACAAAAATTATTCTTCATACAAAAATTGTATA